ATGATTCCGATTCAGATCAACTGAACCTATGGGGTAATTTCTTTGGACAGTAGTGTTATCACTTATAATATTTGCCACTTCACCTTGCGGATTATCACAATAAATTACATTCTGAAAAAATGAATCGCTATTACAAAAAGGCATTATAAAAAAATCCTCATTAATCATTTGATCTATTGATAGAATAGGACTAGGGCCATTAATAAATTCTAATTGCCCTATTTTGAGTTGAGATATTTTTTCAGATGTTTTAAGAAACATGTCTTCATCTATTTCAATCCTAACCCCTCTTCCATTAGGAGTATACATTTTCCACAAAGCGATATTTTCATCTTCATCTTTAGTCCAGCAAGAAACAAAAGTATATTTTCCGAATGATATTTGATCATACATTACCGACTCTTCCATATCATCAACGCAATCCAATCTTGTAAATCTTATATTTTGGCTTTTCAAAATAAGTGCTAAATTTTCAATTGATGTATAATGATATAATTTCATAACTAATACAAGTTTAAATTGTTTCTATAATTGATTTCTCCTCAACTTCCCTGCCACCTTATAAAGAAACAAGATTTCACTCTTAGCAATATCCCGATCTGGGAACTTACGACGGCCATCAGGGTTCAGTTCCATATTATATGAAACCATTGTAATATAGCCATCACCTTTAGAGCTCTCATAAAGATTCTTTATATATCGATCTTCTTGGGTTATGACAACGTAACACTGGCCATAGTCTATATCATTCCGGCTTTCGATCCTACGAACAAATATGATATCGCCAGATTTATATTTGTCATACATACTATCACCAAATACCATAATTCCTCGGCATCCTTTAAATGCAGGGATGGAAACCCATTCAGTTATTTTGTTCTCGTCCCCCTCTAAACCTATACCGTTCCCCGCACAAACACGAATATCAAGAATTGGTTGTTTTTCATCAATACTCTCAACATTATTCATTGGCTCTGTAGACTCACCTGCAATATGAGTTTTCTTTAACATAGTACCTTCTCCATCTAAAATCCAACTCTTATTCAATAAAGGGGAAAGATTGCTTAGTCTATCAATGAAATCTATAGGTAATGCGACCTTATTATTGAGTACTTGGGAAAATGAAGATTCATTTTTATAGCCAAGAAGAATTCCAATTTCTTTTTGACTACCCGCAACACCATTACCTATCAGCCACTTAACCACTACCTTAATTCTTTGATACACATTCATATATAACAACTCTTTATATATTTAGAACAAATAATATAAATAATATTTGGATTAAATATAAAGACTCTTTATATTTGCACCTATAATCATTAATACACTGTCAAAGGTAAAGAAATTAGAACATATATAATAATGTAAGGAGGCAAAAATGGAAAAATTAAACCTACAAGGTCATGAGACTGGCGCTCGTTCGTTCAGAGAGATCTACTTCTCCATGGACAACACGCCGCCTAAAAAGGCTTTCATCCAAAAGATAGCCACCATTACCAAACGATCTGAATCGGCCGTCAGATGTTGGGTAGCGGGAGTCTACCAACCGGACGCATTAGCCCAAGAAGTGATAGAAAGAGAACTTGGCATTCCTGCCAGCGAGTTATTCCCAAAGGAGGATAAGGTATGCGCGCAATAGAATTCTATACCACCCCCTCCGGCGAAGTAACTATCAAAGAGCAGGGACAGCCGGAACGCCAACTGAAAGAGTCCGATACGGATTTCATTCAAAGTTTCCTTGAGATTTTGGAAGAGTTCTATCCGGAGGCTTATGCGGCACTCCGCAAGTATTACGCCCGCTACGACGGGAATAAATGCTACCGGGATTTCTTGGCTGTACGTAGGTTTATCAAATGCAACTTCGGGTTGTACGATAACATGATAGACGTGGATGAGAACTGGAATTTCAAATTCGAGTTTGTCGGCTGCCCTCTACGAGGAGAATGTGACGGGTTTAAGAAAATCTGTGAACCGAAGTTCAACAGTACATTATCAGACAGCCAGCTTCGGGTGATGGAGCTTTGCTACTATGGAAAGAAAGACGAAGAGATCGCAGAAACGCTTTTCATCTCGTCCCACACCGTAAAGAACCACCGGAAGAACGTTTTCCGGAAACTCTCGATACACTCCATGGCGGAGTTCATGCGATACGCGAACGAAAAGAATCTATTTAAGGGCGAATAATCATGCCAACCGAAAACACCTATCAAAGCATACCTTCTTTACGAAAGATCGAGATCGAATACCTTGCTTGGCAAATCACAAGGATGCAAGCAGGTATCCGGGAATTTATCGGGCAAAAGGAAGCGCACCTCCGTTTCGGGAGGCAGAACGTGGAAAGATGGGTCTCGGAAGGTAGGCTACAACGTTACAAGCGACCGGGCAAAATCGAGTACAGGCTGGAAAACCTGTATAAGTGCGCCCTGTATCCATACGACTATTAAATGAATCATTAACATAGCAAGGCACCTTGGCAAGGCGTTGCAAAAGGAAGTTTACGATACCCATCCAACTCGCTATTTCACGGACGGTAAACCGCATTGCTAATAAATCATTGACGTATGAAAACAGATTACTGGAAACTCGCCCAAGCGGTGAGGTGGGGATTTTACATCCTTTTCGGAACGCTCGCCATACTTGGAATCGTGGCTATTTGCCTAGGACATTTCCTGCATATCATCACGACGTCCGGATGTGCGGCAATGGCTTACATGATAGCTAAACATTGGTAACTAACATTTAAAAACATAACATCATGTCGAATCTAATTCAGATCAAAGTAGCTGAGTTGAATCAGCTAAACCCGCTCATGATAGCGGAAGATAACAGGGTAGAACAAAAGTTCATCCAAATGTATAACGCGATCTGGGGTACCGCCCAAGGAGCGCAAATCTACGAGAAAGAGAAATTCAACTTCCGGAAGATCTTACAAGACAAGCCGGAACTGCAAAAATGCACACCATTATCCCTCTATGGATGCTTTTTGGATATAGCGGTCAACGGCCTGTCACTTGACCCGACAGGACGACCGCACTGTTATATTCTTCCCCGTAGCACGAAGACCGGCTATAAGGATAACAACGGTAGCGATATCTACGAACTACGTGCTTATCTCTCCATCACCGGATATGGCGAGTTAGTCATGCGGCAACGTGCCGGACAAGTCCGTTACGTGGATAATCCCGTGGTTTGCTATGAGGGCGATACCTTCTCCCCCGGGTTGATCGACGGCGTAAAGACCGTGACCTACCAAGCGGCATGCCCCCGAAAGTCCAACAAGGTGATAGGTGGTTTCTTACGTATCGTACGCTCCGACGGTACCGTGGACTGGCACTGGATGATGGAAGGCGATATCAAGCGATTGGAAGCGTACAGCTTTAAGAACAACCAGAAATGGAACCCGCAAACCCGGCAGAAAGAAGGGAAGGCCAATGCCCTTTATACCTCTAGCGAAGGAGGTATTGATCCGGGATTCTTGGAAAGCAAGCTTATCAAGCACGCTTTCGACGGATATCCCAAGGTACGCACGGGACAGTTCTCCTCATTCGAGACACAGGAGGAACCGCAAGAGATCGACTACGGACTGGAAGAAACAACCGTTATCCAGCCCAATCAAGCCGGACAGCAACCGCAAGCCCTCCAGCCCCAATCGGAAAATCCTTTACAAGGATTCGGAGAGCAACCGCAAGCGGAACCGGTACCCGTATCTGGTATAACAGCCCAAATATCACAAGAAGATGAAGAAGCCGGATTTTAAGAGTTCAATATCAACATTCAAAATTTTATCGACATGGATACACAGAATAACAATTTACCTTTCAAGGCTAACGAGGTCATTAGCATCTTACAGACAGCCCCGGATATTCTCACCCGCAATGAGGCGTCGGTCTCAGCTTGCACGAACGCAGGGAAAACCCTCTTGGACACGATTGAGGGAAATGGAGGTATCGGCACGGACGAGATCGACACTGCGGTACAAGAATACCTTGCGAAGTCAAAGAAGACCGTAGAGAATATGAACTACCGCCGGAAGCCGTTAACCCAAATGCTAACGGCCATATCCAAACGTTTCACGACACTAGAGGGTTCCATAGACGCCAAATCCAAGGGAACCATCCCTTATCTGCTACAGATGGAGCGTAACAAATACGCCGCCAAGAAGCTGGAAGAGCAAAAACGCCGTGAGGAAGAGGCCCGGCAAAGACAATTGGCGGAGAACGAGAAAGCCCAATACAGGGCCGACATAACGGTCTTGCTCGATACCACGTACGCCGCCTACGTCGAGAAGCATATCAACGCCTTGAACGGGATTTTCAATCGTGCCTCCCTAGCCACGTATGGGGATGTATGCCGGCAGATCACGCAAACAAGCACCGGTTTCTCATGGACGGATTTCGTGAAAAACGTCGTGGATAATAAACAGACATTCTATATGGATGGTGAGACCCGCAAAGCGATCAAGAACGAGATAGCCATCCTAAAGAAAAAAGAATATTCCGATCGATACGCTTTCGAGATCGAGGGACTGAAACAATCCTTGGTCGACCGCCTCCCATCCCTCCGGAAACAACTGGAGGAGCAAGAGGAAATTCGCAAGACCAACGCAATCGAGGCGGCACGGCTGGAGGAGGAGCGCAAACGGAAAGAGGCAGAAGAACGTCAAAAGGCCGAACTGGAACGCAAGCGCAAGGAAGAGGAAGCGAGAGCCAAGGCGGAGGCAGAGAAAGCCACCGCGGAAGTACAGGCAGCCTTCGATTTCAGTGCCGCCAGTATGTCTCCTACCCCTACCAAGGCGAAGATCAAGAAAAAGATCCAAGTCACCAATCCACAAGGATTCATGCAGGTATACCAGATGTGGTTCATGCGTGAGGGTATCAACATGAGCATGGAGGATCTTGAGAAGATCCATAAGAAGATGATCTCCTATTGCGAGAAAACAGCCAATAAGGACGGTGAGCGAATCCAGTCCGCATTCGTGAAATATGTCGATGATATAACGGCCAAGTGATATGAGAAAGCTATATCTGTCCTCATGGATAAACTTCGGGAAATACAGACGTTGCCCGGCCAATCTAAAGACGATCCTAGATACGGAAGAGGGCCGCAAATGGTTCCGGTGGCTAAAGGATAACACTTACAATTTCGAGTTCGATCACACGGTACTCGAGTACCTAGAATTACAGGAAGAAAATGCAAGATACGTATTACCAACGGTCTGAGGTCAGCAACTCAGACCTCACAGAGTTAAAGAACCTCCTCTATCCCCGTACGCAATACGGGGATAAGGAGAAGGCTTTCAAGTTCGGGAGCTTGATTGACGCTATGATCACCGAGCCGGAACGGGTCAGGTATGATAAGCGCATGGTGGACGACGTATTGTATTCCGGGGAGGATTTCGAGTTAGCGGAAGCGATGAAACGATCCCTGCGGATGGAGGCACGCCGAGACCCGTTCTTAGCCCAAGTGCTTGCTAAAGCGGAGACACAGCGGTTCATGGTAAACAAGGGACAACGTTTCCAATACGGTAACTTTGAATACACACTCGACACCCGTTGCAAATGGGACTGGTGGCTTCCCACATACGGATTCGGGGGAGACCTAAAAAGTACTTTCGCCAGTACCCAAAAGCAGTTCGACGAGGCGATTGATTTCTTCGATTGGGATCGTTCACGGGCCTGGTACATGGACATCGCCGGAAGCCGGCAAGATTTCATCTATGGTATCTCCAAGAAAAACCAGAAAGTGTTCAAGGCATTCATCAGACGGGGCGATCCGATCTACCGGAAAGGGAAAGAGAAATACGAGGAACTAGCCTTCCGGTGGTGGATGCTAATAAGCTAATAGTATGAAGAATCTAATTTTAATCCTAATCGGCTGGCTAAAGTACAGGCTGGCAAAGAAATGCCCTATATGCGGAGCTTCCGTACTCGTAAAGAAATTACAGACGCATACGGGAGATACATTCAACGTATATCATTGCGGCAACTGTGGCAACGATTATATCTTAAAATAAAAATCATGAATCTCAATATCACACCGACAGACAAGATATCCGAGGAACTGGCCGCCATAGATGCCTTCCTGAATATCACAATGAGCGAAGACGTACAAGAAGCTGTCCTACGTGGAAACGACCTTGCCGTCTATATCGCCCGAACAGGGAAGCTGTTAGCGGACGCAAAATATCACCTGAACGTGAAAAAGAAATCGGAAGTATTCGACACATTACGGGAAACCGCTTCACGGGCCGGAGCGACCTCAAAGGCCGTAAACGCTATCATCGACAGCCTGTGCAAGGATGAGCAATACCTAGTCGACTGGTGTGATAGATTGAACCGGACTGCGACCCACCAATTGGAATGGTGTCGCACGATAATTAGCAAGGCGAAAGCTGAAATGGCCTTAGCGCCTCAGAGTTATAACAATCCTAAATTTTAAAAGAGCATGGAAGAATTAGTAAAAGAGCAACCCGTGTACGAGATCCAGAAAGTGAAGATCAAGAACAACCAGCTCACGGCGGAGTATACGGAAAAGTTCGTGGAAGCGAACTACAAGAACAACATCCTAAAGGAATCGGAGCAGTTTATCCACCCCGATCTACTGTACGCGTTGAACCGGCTTAAGCCACACGTAGTGAAAATCTGTGAGATGCACGAGGCTACATTGGTCAATGTCGCCAATCCTTCCGACGATGATTTGAACGAGAAGCTAAAGAATATCATCGTCACCGGATACAGTAAAGGCGGTAATGATGAATCAGCCGGCGTATCAATCCAAGCGCAAAAGCTCCTGAAAAGCGGGCAGATCCTTAACCTCTCCGTCCCGTTCACCAAATATGAGGACGAGTCCGGCGACGGGTACCTTTACGGAGCCGAGTTGAAAGAGGCCATCGGTAGATGTAGCTACGAGGTGGACGCTTATCTGTTCGAAGGTAAATATGGCATCAAGCAAGAATCCTTCGATTTCGATACCCCGGAGGAATCGGATATCACGGGCGAGAAGGAAGAGAAGCCTAAGAAACGGGGACGGAAGAAAAAAGAGCAGATCAAGGAGATCGCCGAGGAGGTGAAAGCCTTCGACGAGTTCGCCTAACCAATAATAAAAACAACCGTTATGCAAATCACTTTACAAAACACGGAAAAGGGACAATGCTACGCGGTAAGGTTTGACAGGTACCGCCAGCAGGTCGTTGACAAGCTAAAGACAGCCGTCAGCGTCCGCTGGTGGGACAAGTCTACCGGAGCGTGGATGATCCCGGCCAACAATAAGTGCAAGGCGGAGCTAGACCAGCTCACCTATTACGTGAGGCACTTCGAACCCGTCAACTGGGGAGGGAACGAGTCTAAGACCGACGAGGACATAGCCTATCAAATACCGGACATGCCCGAGTTGGACGAGGATCATGGCCTAAAGATACAACCTTACCCCTATCAACTGCAAGGGATCGCACGAGGCTTACAACTAAAACGGTTTATCAATGGGGACGACATGGGCCTCGGCAAGACATTAGAGAGCATCGCTACCATCAACAAAGCTGATGCTTTCCCCTGTCTCGTAATCTGCCCCAATACGGTCAAGATCAACTGGCAACGTGAATGGCACAAGTTCACGGACAAGAAAGCCATGGTATTGACCGATTCGGTACGAACCTCATGGCCATTCTTCTGGCAAACGGGCATGAACCATGTGTTCATCGTGAACTACGAGAGCCTACGGAAGTATTTCGTACGCCGAATCAACAAATCGGAGAAATGGACGCTGAAAGACGTAGAGTTCCATAATACGATCAAGTTGTTCAAGAGCGTGATCATTGACGAATCCCATAAGGTAAAATCAACGGCTACCCAACAAAGCAAGTTTTGCAAAGGTATCACCGCCGGGAAAGAGTGGATCATCCTGTTGACCGGTACCCCTGTCGTAAACAAGCCCAACGACCTTATATGCCAACTCGCTATCATGGACCGGATGAACGATCTCGGAGGCTGGAAATATTTCACGAGCCGCTATTGCTCCGGGCCGCACGGGGCCTCGAACTTGAAAGAGCTCAATTTCATGCTCTGGAAGCATTGTTTCTTCCGGAGGGAAAAATCCAAGGTGCTGACTCAATTACCCGACAAGGTACGGCAGATCGTGACCTGCGAGATCACCAACCGCAAGGAATACCAAGACGCCGAGCGTGACTTGGTGGATTATCTGAGACGATACAAGGAGGCCGATGATGAGAAGGTACAAAAATCGCTGAAAGGCGAGGTCATGGTACGAATCGGCATATTGAAGGACATAACGGCCCGGGGTAAGTTGAGAGAGGTGATCGATTTCGTGAAGGATTTTCGGGAGAACGGAAAGAAGATCATCCTCTTCTGCAACCTGCATGAGATCGTAGACCGGCTCCTACAGGCGTTTCCCTCGGCGGTGTGTGTCACCGGACGGCAAGATATGCAACAAAAGCAAGCGGCCATAGACGCTTTCCAACGGAATCCCAAAACGGACGTCATCATCTGCTCCATCAAGGCCGCGGCGGCGGGTATCACGTTGACAGCGTCAAGCAATGTCGCTTTTATCGAGCTACCGTGGACATACGCAGATTGCGACCAAGCCGAGAGCCGGGCGCATCGTATCGGCCAAAAGGACTCCGTGAATTGCTATTACCTACTTGGCCGCAAGACCATCGACCAGAAACTCTACAGGATCATCGAGGAGAAAAAGCATATAAGCAACGCCGTGCTTGGAGCGGAGGACAATATACAAACAAACATCGTCGATATGATGGCCCGGATATTCGACGAGACCGAGGAGGAGGAATAATCATGGCAGAGGAATACATAGGGATCAACCGCTTGAAAGAACGGGAGGACGCTAATAAATATCCACGAAGGAAATGCGTAAGATGTATCCGTTATCCATGCTTCTCCGGACAAGGAATAGGTACGCACGCCATTAATCTCGCCGCTTATGGATGTAAGGATTATAAAAGTCAAACAAGATTAAAGAATATGTCGCACAATGTAAACAAAGGAGGTTCAGATGCTTAAAATATCATTGTTAATAATCGGAATGATCTCGCTAATATTCATTCTCACGTCTGGAATATCGATCCAGTTCAAGCCATTCCATATATCCCTAGCTTATCCATACTTTGGAACAGGGATGGTATTGATAGCCATTGGTTTCGCCTTGTGCTTCGGCTCGGCTTACTATCATGGAATATCAAATCATGAATATAAAGATGGTTACAGCAAAGGATTCAACGCAGGTATTGAATACATTATCGATTGGGCTAAGAATAAAAAAGAAGGTTAAAGATAACATTTTTATAGCGAGAGATAAAGACTAACAAAGAGAATAAATAAAAAGGCAGCGCCTCACAGCGCCACCCCATTACAGCATGCAACAAATATATCAAATAAAGACAACTATGGCAAGTGAGGCATTGAATAAATATATTGAGAAACGTTACGACAGGTGGCTGGATTACGCTAAGTATCACTGCTCACTTGCCGGAATGAGTAGTGAAGCTATTGACGTATTGAACGAGGTAATGTGTATGCTACTTCAAAAGCCTCTGGAACACCTCTCCCGGCTTATGGAAGCCAAGCAAGGTAAATATACCGAACTTGACTGGTATATCCTGCAAATGATAAAGCTGAACGTTACCTCGGACACGTCTCCCTACCGGCATAAATACAAGCCTATCCCGGTAGATGAGAATGTGGATTGGCGAAGACTGAACATTATTGATGAGCCCGATGATAGTATTGACCGTACCGAGTATATCCGGGAACGTATGCAGGATATCCGGGATATGGTCGACCTGTTAGGGTTGTCCGAAAAAGCCAAACGGATCTTCGCTTGGAAATTCTTCGCTGGAGAGTCTTTCGCCGACTGGCCGGGGCCGGAAAGCCGGAAGGAGTTGTATGAGACCTATAAAAGTGTTTTCAATGCGGTGATGGATAAGAAGGATGAGAGGTTGCTATTTTAAATGCCGGGGATTGATAGCTAGGCCATATCAATCCCCGATATTTCATTTATACTCAGTTTGAGATTTCCTCCTCTACCTCTTTTGTCGCGAATAAGAGAATCATAGAATATTTCATAATAAAACAATTTCAATTACACTACAACACAAAATATTTTTTATAATTTAGATATGCATCATATAACAAACTAAAACAATCTACTTGAGAAGCACTCAGTGTTTGATAATCTATACCCGCTATTAAATTTTTCTTATACACACCTATCATATAGCTTATACCCTTATAATTATTATCCTCTTTATCATCTCTTAAAAGATTATTAGGTAGATCTGCCAATATTATAAACATCTCTATAATATCTACATGATTGCAATTCACATAAATTTTATTAGAGGAAATACTTAATAGTGTAGATAGCAAATCTTCCGAAGAGCCTAAAACTCGTTTTAGAAATTCAAATATAATCAAGGCTGGCGAACTAACTACAGTCAATACCATATCATTAAATCTTACGGTTTTATTCTCCATACTATAATCAAACATAAATCTTTCAAGAGTACGAATATTTACATATCCATATTTAATTAGATATTGCAATATAAACTCCAGACCTTTATACGCATACCTATCATCTTGAAAATCACCAGTTTTACTTTTTATCTTCAAAATTTGATCTGCGATACACTTTTGTATCTCGTCTTCATTATGAAAATGAAAAACTTCCTTACTATAAAACTTATCAATATATCCAGAAAAATCTACATCTGATCCATATTTAGCATGGAATATTCTCCTAATATTTTCAACATCGCATACAAGAATAGTCTTATCTATTTTAAATTTATGTTCCTTAGTGCAACAGAAATCATCATGTACAGAAAGAATATTAAGTATCCTAAAAATATGTTCCGGATCTATTCGATCTAAATCATCTATTACTAAAACGATCTCTTTCTTTTCCTCTTTTTTTGCATTAGTAATTAAAGATTGAATTATTTTCGTAACAATATTTCTCTCATAAATAGAACCTTGTCGTTGTATTATATCTTGTATAAAAGATTCCACTTCTTTATCTTCTTGTGTAGATTCTTTCTTTTGAAATTCTTGAATATTCTTTTTCAATTTTATAAGCTGTGGAATAATATCAGTTTTAAGACATACTTTTTCCATTGAGGATAATATATCTCCTATAAGTGTATTTAAATTATTTTTTATATAATAATAAGTTGCAACAGAGTTAGATATCTGAACATTTTTTAAGTCACAAGAAACTTTATCCAATAGTTGAAATAAAACATCTATCTTTATATATTCAAATATATCTTCATTACTTGCAACTGAGTAATTCACAGGTGTAAGAAACAAGGTTATATATTTATCTGTATGCTTTTTATTAAAAAAATCATTAATAAAGAAAGATTTTCCAATACCATATATTCCTGAAAAAATAATATTGTCATTATTTTCTTCTTGCAAGAATCTAAAAAATCTTTTAGATTCATTATCTATACTGATTTCCATATTTTGTTGAGTTTGAATTTTGTACTCTCAAAAGTATGCAAAAAATATTTAGTATCAAATAAAACATAGACAATTGCCTAAAAACGTCCATCCTCTAAAAGAGGATGGACGTTTTAACCTTAAACTATATTGCACTCGACCGACGAGTTTCAGTGAGAATTAACGCATGACACAGTTTATTTTACAGTCCCCGATATCGCAGGATTGCTATGGCCTTTTCCTGTTGGGAGGATGGAAGCTTGTGTGATTGAGAGTGATTTTTTAAGGAAGAAGGGCGGATGATCCGAGGATATTGGTGTCCCATAGGTAGTGTCAAGAAAAATCATGCAAACCATCGCTCACTTTTCCCTGTTTAACTATTGTGTATTTTTTACATCCTAGAAATTCACCATCGTCAGTTATTAAATAAATTGAAGTCCCGTCCGACTTACTTGTATGTAAGTAAATATCATCCTTAGTTGCTCCTTTTATTTCTGTTGATTTATGAAAAACTCGACCATTAAGATGCTGAATAGCGGTATTCAAATGTGTTTTATTGATATAATCTAAGTTTTTTATGTATATTGATGTAGCTGGAGTTATAAAAGGGACAACACACCTTTCATATCCTACTGGAGGAGTGGTAGCTATTTGCAAGGCTTCTAAATAAAAGTCCAACACGTCATTTTGAGTAATTCCATCATATAACGTATTGTTATCTTTTTTAATTACATCATTTAGAATATCCAAGGTTAATGTGGGTATTCCAAAGCTGGTCACTTGAATCGGAGGGACAACCGGAACCAATGCGGCTAATCTAATGTTAAGTGTTGCCAAATCATTTATTCTGGTCTTATAATCCTTATCTATTGTAAATTGAGCTATAGAAATATTGTCAACTATATTTTGAGTCTTTCTGTTATTTATAATTTCACTTATTGTCTTTGCTTGCAATATATATGAAGACCTGTTATCAAGAATATGTCCACTATGGTCATCCGATGTTCGTATTACCCGTGAAGTAGCCTCCTTGTGTTGTCTCTCCGCTTTCATGGTCATTCAATTTAAGGATTTAACTATTCTTTCTCTTTCGTTTCTTTATCCAGATCAAGCCCTGCCTCTTTCATGAACTCAGCAGCAGCTTTCGCTTGTTCAGCTTGAGCCTCTGCACAGGCTCTCAATGGGCCTCCGATAATAGAACCGAAAGGAATTCCCTGCAACGCATCGGTCGCAACATGCGAGGGTGTAGGATCTTTTGCCATAGTGATTACTTTTAAGGATTTTCCAAATATAGAGAATTATTTTGGAAGAAGAGACAAAAAGGTAAGAAAATAAGCATCTAGTGAAAATCACTAGACGCTTAATCCAATCAAAATACAAACAGTATGTTCCAATAATAGCTAAAGTATATTCTGAACATATTTTGTTGAAATTTTTAATATTTCCTGTTTCACTTTTTCTTTATCACCCTCAAAATCAACCAATAAAGAATTAGCATAAGCCGTCCCCTCTGTATTAAACTTTTTTAGGAACTCTATTTTTTGTTGAATAATTTTACTCATATCCAAAATTGTTCCATCACTATTAAAATTTTCTTTACTAACTGCATTTTGACAGTACTCTTCAAATAGTTTAAGACATTTTTTCATATAAAAATATTTTTCTATTATTAGCCTGTTGTTTGTTGGTTTTTACAAAAGAAAAACTATTAAAACACAAAAAGCCACCTTATTGCTATTTAACAACAAGGTGGCTCTCAGGCTCTGTTTGCAAACATAGATATTATTTTTAAGAATTACAATTTTTCACAAGTTATTTTTCATATATGTGAATTTTCTACAGAGTTAATAATTATCTTTACAAGCAAAGCCGTACACTTTAATACCAATGCGTGCAAAGTGTGGTTATGTATATACAAATCACCATATCTTATAATATACCCCCACCCCAATATAAGGAGACAGACCAGATCGCCCAATACCATATCCGCCAATAACACCCAATCCCCACTTACGTTCCAGAGCCTTTTTTGTTATGTAAGTAGTCTTAGGAAACACCTCTATGCTATCTAAGGCAGCGTTATACCCACTTATCCAAGCATGATAGTTCTCCGTCATGTATTCCTTCTGGCTGATTGGGATAGGGACATACGTTGTATCCCTTATAGTATCACCTTTCACCGTTACTAACACGGGACATGGAATCTCGATTTCCTCTATCTCAATTTCTTTCACCGGAACAGGAATTGAGTCCCTTACCGTATCTACGACAATCACCGTGTCGGTTCGTACTTTTGTCCCTTCATCATTTCCACGGATATGGTAACCAGCGGTGAAACTGGCTACCAAGCACACTAATATTAATATAATCTGCCATGCTCTCATAACAGATTCCACCCTGCAATAACATCCGACATATCCGCTTCTCTCCCATTCTCAAAACGGCTCATCCCTGCCACGATCCGGATCATCTGTTCTCGGTCGTTGATGTTTATCGGATCGTCAGTCGGGATTCCAGCGTAGTCAGATACAAATTGAATATACTTTTCCGTATGGTTCTCTTTCGGTGGTGCCCATCTTCCTATCATCTTGCGGATCGTATCCAGCTTATAGTTCCGGTAATAGTTAGACAGGATCTTGAAGATCGCCCTGTAACCGTATGTCATCGATTTAAATTGCTTGAACTCTCGATCAGAGCTTGTCTTCTCGCCTTGGAAGACATCGCTGTTCCTTCTGATGTTCCCGGGGTTGTTATTACGTAATCCCCGGGGTAAATTGTTATTTCTCATTCCTTATCCTCCCTCATTAATAACCGTTCTGCGGCTCACGATCGCCGCATTTCTTTTTCTCACACCTCTTTAAAGCCAGTTCTATCTTCACGTCCGAGTAGCTCTCTTTCAACGTGAAAAGCTCGTCCTGCACCTGCCGGAGCCGTCCGGTCTGCTCAACAAACCGTTCCTCCTTCTCAGACAACTGCTTTTGCAAGAACTCGTTATACTCACGCAGGGCCTTGAACTCCTCCACGTCAGCTTGAGCGTCCGCTATACGGGCGTTCGTCTTACGGTTCGCCCACGCACGGATGCCCCATTTTATCCCCTCGATCCCGCCCATCGCACCGATTATCGCCAATATCGTATTCAAATCAACTCCCATAACTCGTTTTCTTTTAATATATACGGGGGCTTTTATTTGCCCGCCCCCGATAAAGGCTTATATCCCGTTAAGCGATAGGATCTATTCCCTTTAGCTCATTCCATCTATCTTGGTATTCCTCCCCGGAAAAAGGCTGGTCGAGTATCTTGGAATAAGAATCGATCGTCTCGGCGGAGAACATCCCCTGCCGATCAAGGTAATCCACCCGCTGTTTCAGGTACCATAACTCATCGTCCGTGAAATCAAAGGACTTGACCCCTGTCATGGCGTCCACGGTCTTGAACGAGATCTCGTATTCCCCGTTACCAACAGGGGTCATAACCACTTCCTTCCGCTCCGAATCCAATAGCTGGACCTTGCCGGAGATAGATATTTTCAAGCCGATATTTTTGCGATTGTCGTACATCGGCAGCACGTTATTGAGTATTAATACCCTGTCTTTCAATGTCAATTTCATATCTGTTATTTTTTTTATTAGTATTTCATACATAAATAACCTGTTTTGTTATCATAGTAAACAGGATATAGCTCGGGCGAAGAGCTTAACGCCCCCAATTGCACGTGTGTCATCATGGAGCCGACATTAATGACAGTTCTCTCCATGGCACCATCGTCATTAAAATACCGGGACTCGACCCGGAAAGCGGAACCCCAACCAGCCTTATGCACGCAATTAATCCATATCCTCGGATAATTGGTATAAGCGGAACGCCCACACCTCAATGTCAAGATAGGCGGGACACTCATCGCCGTAGCGGAGTCTAATATATCGGTCAGATCAAGTACCGAGTTCACGTAATTCGGATACGTCTGCATTATGACATTACGCAGGTGGTTACCACCATTATCAGTATCTACCGATCTTAGCGTGACTTGTCCGTCGTTGTGGATGGCCAACGCCCCGTTATACATATAATGTCGCTTGGAGAGCATCAACCCGCTAGCGGCCACCAAACCGCTTAGCCCGACCCGGAAAGGGGCTTCATCCCTTCGCTCGTAAGTGCTGCCGACCCATATACGGACAGATCCCGGATCAAGGTTCGAGATATCGCCACCGCTATTACCGTCACTGGCGAAACCGCATGAGACCTCGTAATTACGGTTCATGCACATGATGGAGTTGCTGCCATATACCTTGCCGTCACTGAGCACCTTGAATGTCGGGGAAGCGGGAGGCTCCCCGTTCGCCCCGGAGTTCCCTCCGGACCATATCCTTACGGTACCGCTAGCGGCCATGCCCCCGGTATTACCGAACGCTATCGCCCCCGTGGACACGAGGCCGCCATTGATCTCGGTAATCGTGCAGTCGTACTCGGAGGCGAAAACCCACCCTTCACCATCATAGCGATAGATATTCACGCCGTCTACCCAAAGATCGTTCTTCCGCATTCCCGATCTCGGGGCCGTGGATTGGTAGAACACCTTCGCCTTGTCATTGGCCATGCTCTGGGCATCGTTAGCCGATCCTTGGGCGTTATTGGCAGCGTTACTGGCATTTTCCGCCTCGCTAAGAGCGTCCTGCGCCTTTTTCATGGCTGTATCTGAATACCCTTTCAGCGTATCTTGAATAGCCTTGTTTGCGGCCTCTACGGCTGTGTTAAAAGAGGACATGGCGGTATTGAAGGCCGTGAACTTGGCGTCAACGTCTTTTTTCTCGGCCTCTGTCGCCTTGCCGTCAACGATAGCGGTATTGATGGAGGACAATAGGTTGTCAATCGCCCCGAACAATGTCACCTTCGCGTTCAAAAGCCCGGTCTTGGCCGGGCCGGAGAGATAGGTATTCTCATATAATTTTTTATAAGTGGCCTCGACCTCGGCCTTGGAAACATTGACCGTATTCAGGTATTTCTCGATCGCTACGGCCTCCGTCTCCGTGACTATACCATCCTTGAACGCCCCGTCCACGTAATAGTTCAGGTCCTCCACGGATTTCTTGGCCTCCTTGATAGACTGATCCAATTCCGGCCACTCATCAAGGTTTTTCAGCCCCGAACCGGCGGTAAAGACCATACGCCCATGAAACTCGCCAGAGCCATCCCCCTTATTCAGTATGAAATAGGTATTACCATCCGTCGAGACAATCCTATCCACCGTCACCCGGCCGGGGAGTATCTCCGTGAAACCGTACACGGTAACGAAGGAACGGGCCCCGTCAAACTGGCTGCCCAATAAACCGGTCAAGAAATAATAGTACCCATCCTCCTCGAACTTATGAGGGCTCCCGGACATCTCGAACGTCCCCTTCCCACCGCTCTTGCCGCACTTCGCATAGAGATAGAGTTTCCCGTAATCCCCCAAGTAGGGACTCGTATACGCCCCCATATCCCAATACTGGTATTCGGAAGGCTTATGGGACTCCTTGATATCACTGATGCCCAGCGTCATGTGCTGCAAGATCAAAGCCGGGGCGGTAAACACCCCGGTGTTGTCATCATACCTGAAATCGGGCATGACGGTCACAGGAGCGGTCTTGCTGTTGACGAAACGGAATTGCAGGGACTCATCACCCACCAAGAGCGACATGGTACGTACCCATATCGGGTCTATGCCCTTGGAGTAATTATCGAAGGCCACTTCCAGCATCTCTTGCGCCTCGATAGCGTCACGGTAACGGCGCTTGGTAAACTGTAACGCCTCCTTATACCTCTTGTCATTAACGACCTCCTCGCTCTCCAGCTTGCCCAACTCATCGGACAGGAAACCGCCTACCGACGTATTGGATAGCTCAAGCTCCGGGCTGTGGGGCCTGTTGATGTAATCCCTCACCCCGGTGATCCGGATCAGGATGCCGTCCGGCTGGAATTGCGGGTCGCTGAAATCGACATAACCGCCGGGTACCAGCTTGGCGCCGATCGCCAACCAATTCTTCTTGGCCCATATGCCGTCCAGCTCTCCGATGAACGTGAATTGCCGCTCCTCACGCTCGTAAAGGCAGCGTACCGCCTCCCGGAACATGTCCCAGCTCGCCCCGGTCTTGGTGGCGTTGTCGCACACGTAGGCGGCGGGAAGGGATATGTTGAAAATGGCGTACTTGTCGCCGACCTCCGGATACAGGGAGGCGTTCGGCAGCGTCATGCCATCCTGCTCGGACGAGATGATCTCGAACTTACGGCCGTCATGTATGTACTTTACGTCGAACTCACGGCCCGCCAGACGGCCTGTCTGGAAAATAACCGTCATGGTCTGACCGGCGATCAGGCAATCCTCGAAATTGAGGTTGGCGGGAACCGATGAGTCATAGAAGTTGTAGAACGTGACATCGTTCCCGTCCGTGTCCTCGCCCGACTCCGTGTCGGTCTCGCTCACCGTGCCGACCCGGGATGGATATATATCGCTGGCGTCGTAGCTGTCCTCATTATAAGAGGAAAGGGGCCTGTCCGCGCGAGTGACATACATCCCGTCCTTGTCGGTCTTGTAGCGTCTGCCTTGATAGGAAAGCTCCTGCGACTTGGGGAGCAGCAAGGTCTGGCTGCCATAGGCCGAGTAATCGATATTCCGCTCACCGCCTTGCACGTACAATATCTCCACGGGGAGGTTGTCGCCTTGGTTCGCACGACCTACACCCGGAAGGAAACCGTTTCCCTTGCCATAGCTGAGAGCGACCGGGGCATCCTTGAAGTACTCCACCTTGCGCAAGTGAACTGTCTTTCCGACGATCTCGAACTCCGTGTCGAACTCCTCGGCCAAACGCCCCAATACAGCCCAGCATTTCTCATGGTTGAACGACAACAGTTTCTCCGGGGCCTCGATCACCGTGCCGACCGTCCAGCCGGAATCATAGAGATTGAGGTTGTCCACCAGCAGCTCCACGAACATCCTCGGCGTGGCCGTCATGACGAACTTGAGCTTGTACGGCTTGTCGGACAACAGCTTGTACTTATATTTTTTCAGGATCTCCTCGTTGCCGCCGAAGGTGACGGTATAGTCGAATACCCTCGTGCCCTCCTTCTTGAAATCCGAAGGGTACCACAGCGTGTACCTTTCCCCCTGGTACTCGATATACGTCCCGGTGGGCAGCTCCACGTGATCCACTAGGGAGTAACGCAGCTCCACCTTCTTCGCTTGCGCTATCGCCCGGTAACGATAGCTGTCATCGTCCACCGGGATGTCAAGCAATACCTCGCCCGTCTTATCATAGATACGCATCTCGAACGGTATTTAAAGGGTGTTCGAGACGCTTTCGGGCATACCCAGCAAGGCACGTACCCTCGCCTTGCAGTCGTTACGGTAACGTTCCAGACAGGCGAACTCGGCCTCAAACTCGGCCTTTCTCTCATTATCCGAGCTCAATTTATTCAGCGTTATCGCCTCTACCCGATCGGCGGAATACTCTCTCCGGATCAATCCGGACACGAGACTGTCATAACTTGCGGAAGTAGCCTCGACCAGCGTGCCGCCATCCTCGCACGTGCCGGTATAGGCGTAAGCTGTGCAAGGCTCCGGTTCCGGTTCGCCCCCGTGGCCCTCCGGAACGTGGTTCTCCAAGACCTCCTCGTTCAGGTATAGCAGGTAATGGTTGTCATCGTATTTTACGAATGTCTTTCTCTCCGTGTAAATCGCTCTTGTCTCCATATATTTAAATGTTTTTTAGCCGACCCGGAAGGATCGGCCAAGAGCGATCCCAACGGGTCAAGTGAACCTGAAAAATTTCTTACCGAACTTGTTGGTGAGCACCTTTATCACGGTATCCACCGGCAAGTCCTCGTGAGAGAAGTCCGTGAGCGCCTGATCAATCAAGACGGTGGAACCGGTGAAAGCGTAACGCTCCTCGCCTTTCCATCGGAAACGTATGGCGAGGCACTTCTTTGGCGTGCCGTCCTCGTTTTTCTCGATCTTGCTATCCTCGATTTTATAATCAATCAACTCTATGAGTTTATCATCCTCCAGCCCTCGTTTATCCTCCGGTATCCGGGTATCATAAAGTATATCCTCGAATCTCATTTTCCGGTCGGCCGGGAGATCCTCCCACGGACTTTTTTTATTCCTTATCACCTGTCCCAGTCTTTTCCTTGGTGTTTCCATTCCTAATTTATTTAATAGATTACTCGTATCAGCGTGTTGGATGAAGCCTATACGGGAAGAGGCCCTCTTCCTTATCTCCTCGTCCGGCAAACCCTTCTTTCTCAATCTAGCTATCTGGCGGCAGAGAGCCACCTTGTTACGTTTCCGGACACGGACGTGATCCGGGAAATGCACGTATCCCCCCGTATCGACACCGTCCGTCACGTGCCCGATCTTCCATCTCGGGTTAAGACCGATCCTAAGCTCGTTAGCGTAATAAAGACCGATCCACTCGATGACAAGGTGCAAAAATACGGTGTCCTCATGCAGTATCAAGACATCATCGGCGAGACGGTAACAGAAGTCCAGACGGTTCAGATATCCCTTGAACCTGTCCGAGAGATATTGAATCCCTTTGGATAACTCCTCATAATCATGTTCTGTTTTGGCCGTTGCGATACTTTCCTCGATATACCTTTTCGTGTAGTACTCAACCAAAGCCGGGCATTCCCCGACATGGAAGCACCGCTTCAAATCGTGATCGAAAAGATAAAGATAGACAAGCGAGAAGAACTGCGCCAGCTTCGTGCCGGGAAACATACCAGTATCCCCCTCGACGCTGTCAATGATCTCATCAAACCTTTGCAATAAATGATTATCCTTGATACGTGTTCTGAGCTGGCTTTTCAGTACCGGGTGATTGACAGTCGGATAGAAGTGGTGGATATCGCACAGGAGATAGTCGGTGGTACGTTCCGGATATTTTCTCAAGACCTTCCGGATCATCCTCATGTAGGCGTGGGGACCGCGTCCTTTCACCCCTCCGTAGGTATACGCGGAGAAGGATCTCGTAAAATAATCCTCCACCTCATTGAGCATCGCCCAGTGCTGGACATGATCCGGAAAAGGGAGCATCCCGATAAGACGTTTTTTCGGCTCATGGACGGTCATGAAACGATACGGGGAGGTTACGAACGTCCCGTTTTCAAAAGAGTATAGGAGATCGGAAAGGTTCTTTTCCAAGTCCGCCTCGAACTTTGTTATGGCCTTTTTGCCATGCTTGTTCTTGCTGGCATGATCAAAAGCCTTGTAATAGTTTTCTTTCCGGGCTATATCCCCGGAAAAGTCACCTTTTCTCCTCATGGTGTCCCAAGTGTCTTTTAGTGTCCAGTGTCTGCAATCGCCATCAGGTCATGAGCCGTCGGTTTATCAACCTACCGGGACTATACCCTTAGCCTTGATTTTTTGTCCAGTGACAGGGTCTCTCCTCCACTTTTTCTTACTGAATAAATCAGCGGCGTATCCTAGGGGCGACGACCAGTTCACGTTAGCGTTCGAGACCGCATTGTTACCATTGAGGTACGCTAAGCCAGCATTAGCACCGTTGTTCGCATTACCACGACGGAACGGACAGCGAAGGCCGGAACTGGACGTCAGAGAAGACAACCCGCCCAATCAATAGGCGGCACAAATGTAATATTTAATTTTTCAAGTGCGACCGCCTTACGGCGGGAAAAATAAAACAGGAACGGAAACAACATGTCAAAGAACTAAGATGCGGCACTTACGTGCCTTGGGTGCTCGGGCGCTTCGCACCCTAATGGACACGATGGACACCCGAACACAATGAACGCTAGTACTGCACGGGCACGGGGCTTACGTCCTCTGCAAAATAGCAGAGGGGCGACGACCAGCTCACGCCAGCGTGCGAGACCGCATGGTTACCACTGAGGTACGCTAAGCCAGCATTAGCACCGTAGTCCGCAACACCACGACGGAACGGACAGCGAAGGCCGGATGTAGCGTTGTCGTTATACCAACCGTCGCAATAATAGGTGCTGGAGCTGCCGGAGGCGACAGTCGGGGCGGAGCATAGATTCTGCATACTGAGCTCAGTGATATATTTCCAGCCACTGGGATCGTTCTTAGGAACCTTCGCGGCCTTTATCAGACCCTCGATCGAGTTGATGTTGAAAGCCGAGTAAAGGGACGGGGCGACATAATAATCTCCGCTACCGTCGGACAGCTTGTTTATCAAGGAGCCACGCTCGATCAGACCGATATGCCCGTAGAAGTTCTTCAAGCCTAGGAAGCAAGGGACGTGCGCTTGGTGGACGGTACCACCGTCCGAGCCCTTCACGGCGTAGTCGCTCACGCCGACTGAGTCCCCCAACTCGATCCCTACGCTCGTCGGAATAATCGGATAACCACCGTTATGGCTCGACCAAGGATCCCAAGACCACTCGGTAACACCTTTACCGGTACCGCCCTGATATAGGCCATTAGAGTCCTTTACCGGGTTCAACGCGGACTGACAATCACGGGTACCCATGATAAGGCGGTAGAGATAACCGACGACGCTGTTTGCGACGAACCAGCCGGATTCCCAGCCCTCACCCTTCTTGCGGGCGGCCGTGCCGAAAGCCGCGGCGTTCATGTTCGTGGCAACCATGCCTAGCTGCGTGTTGTGCTTCCCGTCCCTCGTCGCGTCGTTGTTCCCGCCACGATAACGGGGATCGTCACTGACGACGGAGACCAACGTGCCGCTCGTACGGTCCATGACGCCGGCTCCCAAGGCCGACGTACCCCCGGCCGGGATGTAATAGTTCAAATGACCCTCGATCGGGGTCGGGCTCACGGCCTCGTAATAATAGGTGGAGTCTACCCACCAAGAGTAGTAGTGGGCGTTCCAGCACCACAGGTAATCGCCCATCGTGCCGTCCAAGGCGGCGGGACTGCCGTCGGCGAAACGATGGTGGTTCGTCGGGTCAAGCTTACGCCGGCTACGGTCAACGGACACGAGGTAGCAACCTAGACCGATCACGGAGGGAAGATCCCGCAGGAAATCGATATTACCGTAAGCCTCGCCGACTGGCGTGCCCTGACCGCGTTTCCAGTGACGGATAGCGATGTGCTTGTTCACGATCGATACCGCGTCGGCGAAAGGGATCCTCACTGACTCGCCCGTTTCCTTGGACACTCCCTCGATCAAATACTTGGAAGGCTGGTTCGTGTCGGCCAAGGGCAGCTGGTCGATCGTCTTGCCGTTATCGAAGGCCGTGATAATCGCACGTACCTTCTCCTCCTCTGCTGTTGTTAATGACATGATTCTGTATATTAAAATGTTAAACAATTATACCTTTCGTATCCGGTTACCGGATAAAAATCTCATCACGCTACCGGCCTTGCGGATAACCGGGGCCGTGACCTCGATCTCTATCGTTTGGGCGAGCGAGGTGTTCTGCGCCGGGATAACGTGGATCGTCGCCGTGCCGGTCTTACGCACGGTCAAGTTCCCATGTGGGTCCACATACAGGGCATCCCCGGAATAAAACGCTTGCTGAAAGATCACGTTCGGAAGGACATAGGCCGGGAATAAACTCACGGCTATCCTCTGGGCAACCGTATTCCCTAACGTTATCCTCTTGACATATTTCAGCTCCATACGGGTAGGGGCAAGAAGCGCTTGACTCATCAACGATTGCTCGGCCGCTTTCATGGAAGCGATCTGCGCATTGCCCTCGGAAATCATCGCCTCAGCCTCGACAGCGGCAGCCAAAGCCTCATCAGATGCTCGACCGGCCAAATCAGCCTGTTTCCCAGCCTCCAACGCTTTAGCGTTAGCCAAACCCGCAGCAGAGATAGCGTTCCTCGTGGCCTCGATAGCCTTATTCGCCTCCGCAAGGGCGGTCTTGGCCGCTTCCGTTGCCTGCGTACCACGGGCGATACATTTCCACCAAGCCGTATCGGTCAAGGGGTGGTTCTTGTTTCCGTCCTTGACACAGAGGTAGCAGCTATCATCCGTGACGACGAAATCGAAGGTGTTGTACGTACTCGCCGTGGCATAAACGCCCTTATCGACGAACGCCACCTTCCCCAATACTATCTGACTCATTATAATTCCTCCTTCCTTTTTTTGGTCATACGTTCAAATACAGCTCACCGGTCTCTTGGTTGAGCTTGACAAGGTTTGGTGACACCTCGTCCTCGTAGGACATCACCAGCGTCATGTCGGCGGGGTTGATCGTGAAGGTCGGGTACAAGACGCCTCCCTTAGCGAGGATGCCCGTATCGACATACCTGTCCCCATCCAGATCCCATTTCCACCAGTTGCCGTTATCGCCAACCTTCCACGGGTGGTCGGCCAGCTCTTGCGCGCGGTCACCCTGTGTCTTGGCGAAGTTACCCTGCGTGTTGGCGTAAGAAGCTTTCTCATTCGCCAATTTCGCCGCGTCATTTGCGTTTTTAGTTGCGATCTCGGTATCTTCCTTGATCTTCTCTAGCCCATCGTGGGCGGTATTAGCGTTAGCCGCAGCTTTATTGGCTAGATCAGCCGCGGTATTAGCCTTACCGGTTGCGGTATTGGCGTTCCCTGTTGCGGTGATGGCGTTCGCCGTGGCCGTATTAGCCTTTGACGTGGCCGCCTCGGCGTTCAGCTTAGCGGTGTTGGCGTTGGAGGCCGCCGTATTAGCCGCCTTGGTAGCGGCACGGGCGTTGGAGATCTCCGTGAGCATGTTCTCGTAAGCCGTCTGGATGGTTCCGAGGCTCACCTTCACGCTGGTTTGTATGCCGTCTATGATCTTACAACCGATCGTGTACAGACCGGTAAGGCTGTCAGCCAGCGTGAGTTCTGATATTTTCTTTTTCTTAATCGGCATATATGTTCAAGTCTATGTAATACTCCCCGTCCTCCGTGACCACCAGTTCCCCGGCCTCGGTAGCCAGCAGGTAATCGATACCATCCATCCGGAACACCGTGAACTCCAGCGTGAGGTTGAATGTCACCACCACACGCCCCCGGAGGCTCTCAAGCTTCCAGCCGGACGTCCTCTTGTAGTAGCAGGGGTATTCCTCCACGTTGTAATCCACGTACAACGAACGCTCGCCCGGTTGGATCAAGGCGTGGAGCAGGGCGTCGTAACAGATCCAGAACGCCGTCATTGAGCCGGCGATCAGGCAGCATTTAAGCGTGACTTCCTTGCTATTATACACCACCTTGCCGGCATCGTAGATCCTACCGTCAACATTCAATACCGTACGGGACAGGTTCATCTTCACCGTAGGGGATCTCATGATCTCATCTCGCCCCTCCGTCACCATTACGCCGTATCGATCCAAGGGTACGCCGTCCAGCTCGTACTCGGATGGAGGAACATACGCTCTACCCTCCGGGATCGCTACGGACGAGGGTCTTACGGGCTGGTCCTCGGCGAAACGTAACGTGAAGGCCTCCAACGTGTCCCAATCCTCATACGCCGGGCTCTGGATGAGTCGCAAGCTCCACTCCCTGCCCAGCGAGGGGATACGGATGCGGTGATACCCGGGCTTCGATAGGTGTTCGACAAGATCGCCGGCGGATCTTCCGTCCACGCTGCGGACGAACGTGATGTTGAGCTCCCGTGGTTTCATGGTGGGCTTTTCCAAGTCCGGCTCTATGCCGTCCTCGTCCGGCCAGTCGTTCCTGTCCGGCTCCACCAGCTCGGGGAAAGGCAGGAGGCCGTCGTAACCTCCCTCCGTGATCCATACGCCGAAATCGGTGTAGGCGTCCTTGCCGTCTATGTATAACTCACCCCTCATAAGATCACCACGGTATTATCCTTGTTTATCTCAACCTCTCCCCCGATATTCACCAGCAGGATCACGGCGTAGTCGCTCGCCACGACCCTAGCCTTGCCGCCGTGCATGAGGATCACCTTGTGAACACGCTCGTTATCGTCTATCGTTATCACCGCATCCGTATCACCTATCACGGCGATATTGCCGGGATTGGTTACGTCCACGTGGCCGGAGTCAACGTACACCCCGTAGGGCATCACGTGACCGGCCATGCCACGGAACATGTCTAACGACGGGAAATCATTCTCCGCGCAAAACTCACGCCCCTGCGGGCTGAAGAACAGCCACACGAGGCTTCTCCAGTCCGTCACCCCGTTAGAACCACTGCACGCCCCGAGCGAGAGGGCCGATTTGATTATGTCGTTAACCGTCTCCATCATTATCTTGATCTCATTAATATCCCCTTGTCGTTAATAGTCTTTATACCGGAGGCCGCCGACTTGGTATTGGCCTCTATCTTCTCGGATAGGGCCTCTATACGTCCGGAGATCTCAGCTACCTTGGCCGTGTTCTCCGACACCTTCCCGGACAGGTCCTTGATCGCCTCCACGTTCTTCCAGCCCCTTGTCTGGAGGTCGTGGATTAAGCGCATCTGGTCGGCTATACCCGTCACTTGCACCAACGTCCTATCTAAAAATATAAGTTGGGTCGACATCTTACCGTCTATGACGTCCGCAGAGTCCTGAGAGATGGAACCAACGCCCTTGGACGAGGCCGTACGCCCGTCGTCCTCCTCTACCGCATTACCGGTATTGAAATATTTGTCGGCCCAACCAAACTTACGGTCGAGGTCGTCGGCCAGCTCCTGCGCCTTCCGATCCAGATAATCCTGTTCCCAGTCGCTGATATAATCGTCGGACCAGAACTCGAGCAGCTTCTCCCGGATCTCTTTCATGGGATCGGAAGCGGCGGCCTTGATCGACTCCGTGACCATGTTCCTTATCATCTTCCTCACAAGATCCTTGGCCGATTGCGCCTTGTCCTCCCCGGCGGCCCACGCGTCGGCGTAAGCGTTGGCGAAATCGTCGATCGCCGATTTTATGTCACTACCGAAAATGGCGTCCTTGCCGACCTCCTTGTTATCCGCTATGGTGTTATTGATCTCGTCTATCTGGTCCCGCCACTCCTTGATACGGTCATTGTCGGTTTTCTTCTTGTCCTCCTCCTCCTTGATCTGGTTTTGGATAAGCACTTTTTGCTGTTCCAATAGCTTATTCTGCTGGTCGATAAGCTTGGAGGCATCCTTGGAATAGGCTTTCTCGATGGACCTGCCCAGCTTGTCGTACGACTTGTCCAACGTGTCGATCTGATCCTGCAAACGCTGGATACGACTCTCGATCTTCTTGTCATGGATCTTGGCGATAGAGGAGGCAAGGGATGTGACCACCCCGATAGCGGCACCGGCAGACGCACCGATCGGGCCGAACATCGAGCCGGCTTTCGCCCCGTCCATGGCGGAGTTGACCGCGTCCATGGCCACATTCAAGCCCTCGGCAATACCGGACATAAGATCGCTGCCGAAAGCGTCACCTAACTTGGAGAACGTGTCGGAGAGGAACTGTCCGGCTTGCATGATATCACTCATGCCGGCATCTATCTCAGCTAAGCCTTCTTTTAGTCTCTTTGTATCATCCCCAGCTGAGAACACCTTTTTAAGGCCGTTCGATACCTTGTTGAAAGACGTGTCCATCTGATCGGCCTCCTTATTGACGTTGGCGATCTCGTCCTTTATGGCCTGTAACTTCTCCGGGGACTTGGAAAGGATATCAAATTGCTCCTTGGTCAGGCCGAACAAGCCTTTTCCGTCGGAACCGGTCTTGAACTCGCCCTCATTGATATAATCAAGCATGGCCTGCGCCTCCTTGGAGATAGACCGTATATCGACCACCGTCCTCTTGCTCATGTCGGAGAATAGCTTCGTGATGATGGACGTTTTCTTCTGGGCCTCGTCATCGACGGCAGCCAGCTCTTTCTTCATCTCTTCACCAAGGGACAGCTTCTCGCCTTCCGTCGTAGCCTTGGCTATCTTCTCGTTATAAAGAGCCGTGATAGCATCTCTCTTATCAAGATAAGAACCGTATTCTTTCAGATACTCGTTCATGGCACGTTTCTCCTCCTCCAGTTGTTCCTTACTCACATTAGAGGTCGATCGCTCCCGTTTGACGTATGAGTTCACCAAGGCTGTACGAATCTCCACGGTCTGTTCCTTAGTCAGTTTGCCGCCTTGAGCGTCTTTCCACTCTTTTTCCTTGGCAAGTATGGCGGCGATCTCATTGTCATAGTCTAGGTTTATCTGGGCGATCTTCTTTTCCGATCCTTCTTTCATCAAGTCAATCTCAGATTGCTGATTTTGACGACGAAGAGCCAAAAGTTCATCCTGTATCTTTTGTTGAAGTTTCTTGCGCAACTTCAATGCTTTTTCATCTTCACTTACAACTGTTTTTGTTTCTGTTGTCGATACTGCTTCTTCTACATTTTCATTTAAACCCTTAATCCTGGAAATAAAAGGAGCATATTGTTTTTCTATCATAGAAACAGTTTGCTCCGTATTGAAAACGCTCTTCACGTAATCTTCCATTGAAGAAGCGAAGTCGTTCCCCAATTTTACTTTGCCGGTATATTTGCGCTGAATATTGAAATAAGCCTGCTGCCATGCTTTTTCCCAAGTTGAACCGGCTTTCTGGAACTCATCGGTCGTTTGCTTGATTTCATCCACAATAGAATCTACCAACCCGACATTCTTAACCCTACTTGTTAAGGATTTACGAATCTCGGATACTGCCGAAACCTGTTCTTTCAGACCGGAAGTTACAATTTCATCCGTTGCCGAATTTTTTATTTTCAATGCGATCTGTTCCTTTATGGAAGTATTGATTATTGAATAAGCTTCGTTTATCTCTTCCAGACTGCTCTTTTCGGTCAAGAGCTTCGGAAGATATTGGCCATACTGGTCATTTACCGCTTTTATCATCTTCTTCCGTTCTTCAGTTCCGGAGTTTGTACGTTTCAATGCTTCAAACAAACTATTTAAAGAACGTTCCTCTTTGGCGGCTTCTACCGTAAATTCGCTAAACGTCTTATTCAGTTTCTCTTGTTGCTTCTGAGCGTTTGTCTGATAAGTCCATAGTTTATACAACGCAACGCCAAGCGCCGCGACTGCCGCAGCCATTAACGCATAAGGATTTTTTAGTAAAGAAGCCGTCAACGCATCCGTTTTCCCCTTCAATACAGCAAGAAGAGCTTGCATTTTTGTCATACCTTGCATGTGAGCCAAAGAGGACTGGTAACGTAGATTCTCTGCAACCATTGCCGCAATAACAGAAACCTTGTATGCCCCCCACGCTGCGGCTGAAACTTCTAACAAAGATTTCAATGTCGTAAGAGAACGTTCCAAATCTCCACTCTCAAAAGCCTCATTAAAAGATTTAGCTATACCAGATACCTCTTTCAATATCATTTCCCCCATCGGACGCAAAGCCGCCTGGATATTATTCGACAGAAGCGTCATTTGATTACCTACTTCGTCCTTCATCTTCTCAAACGCGGCTTCCGTAGCCCCTAAAGAGCTTTGCAACTCTTCAAGATCACTCGCCGCCGCCTTTGCATTCTTTCCAGTCAAAGCCAGTGTAGCGGCCAAGCCTTCATCCGTGCCAAGCATTTCCTTCATCTTGGAAGCGGAACCACCAGCCTTCTCATAAATCAATTGTAATGCCTCTTGGAAAGTACGGCCTTGGAATGCGGCGTCTCCAAGTTCTCCAGCGGTTCCTTGGATAGCGGCACGGATCTGTGTCATAGCCTGCGCCGTCGGCGTTCCTTGCTTGGTCAATGACGCGACAGCACCCAACACTTGGTCGATACTAATCCCATACGCAGCCGCAATAGGAGCAACTTGGGCTATAGAGGCTCCCAATTCGCCAAATGTAGTCTTACCCAACCGGACGGTTGTAAAAAGCTGGTCCGAGACCGTACCGGCTTCCTCCGCAGACATCTTATAAGCATTCAGGATCGTTGTAATGGCATCGGCTGCCGTCTCGGTTTCCGTAAGTCCTCCCACGGCAGCTTTAGCCGAAACTTCTAGGATCTTCATACCATCCGCCCCGTCATGTCCGGCGGAGACAATGCTATATAACGCCTTGGCGGCCTCCGGAGCCTTGATCGGTATCTCTTGGGTTATGGACATGACCTGATTCATGAAACCGGTCATATCATCCGTTACCTGCGTGGAAATGGTCGCTACTTCCAGCATGTTTTTCCGGAACTCCTTCTCGAAGTCGTATGAGCTCTTCGCAGCCTTGGCGAACGCCGTTGCCGCACTGATACCGATACCACCGAATACGTCAAAAGACGTGATCTCACCGGCCAAGGTCTTGATAATCCCCATCGCTTCACGCTTTCCTTCATATAAGCCGGAGTTATCGATGCCGGTTACCATGTACAGCGCTCCATCCCTATTCCTGATTCCCATAATGCGTTTATGGTAAAATATAGGACAGCCTTTCATGTGAGACTGTCAACCGCTAAAAATTCACTTATAAGTTATTTTTTCGACATTTTCTTTTGTCTTGTCGCTTTTTCTTCGTTCTTTTGTAAAAAGAAAAATTATCGTGGAATTCGAGATTATCAAGATAAAGCAACTGTCAGGCAAAAAGGCTCAGATATATTCTGTTATTCTCGGTCAAGAGGATCAGAGCGTTTTTGAACAATTTCTTCAGAACAACTATTCTGAATACCCAACCGAAATAGAAGATATCGTATCTAAATTGAAAATTATGGCTACAAAAACTGGGGCAGCCGAACATTTTTTCAAGCTAAACGAAGGGAAACCCGGTGATGGTGTCTGCGCCCTATTTGATAGTCCTGATAAAAAATTAAGAATCTATTGTATTCGATTTGCTAACGTTGCTATCGTTGTTGGAGGTGGAGGATACAAACCCAAAAACATTAGAGCTTATCAAGAAAGTTCTTCCTTAAAAAAAGAAGCTGAAACAGTGGTTCGAATATCCAGAATCATATCAGAAGCCATCAAAAACAAGGATATACATCTCGATGATAACGGTTTTTTCTTAGGTAATTTAAAATTGAAGGAGGAATAAATATGAACAATACATCTATTTTGGATACAGTACTTGGCAATATAGACACGAAAAGAGCCAAGAACATGGAAAGACGTATGATGCTTGCTGTAAAAATTGCAGAAGGTATCAAAAGGAAAGGTCTATCCCAAAAGGAATTTGCCGAGAAAATGTGTAAACGTCCCTCTGAGATATCCAAATGGTTAAGAGGAGACCACAACTTTACAACCAGCACTCTTTTTGATATTGAAGATGTTTTGAATATCCATCTTATAGATATCAACGAATATTCTCATGCAGCTTGTCCGGCCTCGATATAATAAAAAAATGAATGGAATACCCCCTGTGGGAGTAACAATGATTAATGCACACGGTATCCTCCTTTTCGTAGGAGGGAAGGAATATTATCTATCGTATGACAGATACCCTTGGTTCAGAAATGCAAAAGTATCGGATGTATTGGACGTGACCATGCCGGACGAGGATTCGTTGCGTTGGGACGCAATTGATGTGGATCTTGAGATTGACAGCATAATCCATCCGGAGCGTTACCCAATTACTTTTCGCTAGAAGACACCGCTCTGGTTATCGAGCAGACACTCTGAAGATCTTGACACATTTACAGAGAACAAAAACCGACCAGCCTCACGGTTCGTCGGTTTTTTTACAACCAAAATCACTATGACAAACGTTCTCTACGCAAAGTAATATATATCATACCGGGCTCATTCTTCGAACCCTTTTCTTTTTTCCCGTATCGAAATCGATTACCTCGACCCACTCGCCATGATTATCCCCGGATTCATCATCGTCCACGAGCAGTGATTTGTTCCGGTCGTTCACCAAGTAACCATGTTCCCGTAGCATGGACATGACAAGCGCCAGATCGCTGTCCAATGTCCGCTCATGCGTATACCCGAACGCCTCGTTACATAGTACAAGGAACATGAAGCTACTTTGCGTCACCGGCTCCGACCTACCCAAGTCTCGTTGTTTTCTTGAAGGGCTATTATCTCCTCTTCGCTTAACGGGCTCACAGCTTCCAATGCTATGATAGTACGAGAAAAAGGGTTACAACCCAGACGAAAGAGGATAGCGTTCAAAAGGATATACAGGTCTTCCCATGTACAATTATCCTTCAGTACCTCCCGGAACCAAGCGGGCATGTCCCCTTTCTTGTTATGGATACCCAAACATACGATCTCAAAGATCAACTCGTCATATTTCGCCATCAACTCCGACAGTACACTATCAAACGTAACATCCTTATGAGCCACGATAGCATCCTTGTCCACCTTGTCAATCCGCAAGAGTAACGGCCGTATCCTAAACCCGGTCCTTACCGTGATCGGGGTGATAACGATACTATCACCAACGTTCTTACCCGCCGGGATCGTCTCCGGCTTGAACTCGAAAGGAATCACGACTGACCGACTTGTCACCACGTCGCTCTCAATCTGTAGTGCTCGCTTTACGCTCATGATTTTCCTCTAAAATATAAGAGCCCCGGCAAAAACCGAGGCTCTAGACAACCTAAACAAAAAACATCATTCCGTGTCTTCCGATACGACCTTCACCGCCCTGCTATACGGGGACGCTTGTTTGCCAGCCGCAGATACCGGTGTCATGATCGTGGCCTTTACCAATAAGAGATCGCAATTCTCCTTATCCGGGGCTTGGCTGATCTTCCCGAACACAGAGCACTTGACAAAGACATATTCCGTGAACTTACCTTGGTACGGCAGGCTTTGTAGCCTGATCGTCTTCAATATCGAGGGCGTAGACAAGGGAGCCTCCCATTTATCACCGGAAACGGTTCCCCCGCAAAACATTTTCATCTCGTCGCTCGTAGGAGAAGGGATAGTGAACTCTATACTGGAAGGATCTCCTTTCCGACTCACCACCGCCCAAGGATCCTCATGTCCCATGGACGTAAAACTAAGCTCCTTGGCGTCCGAGAAATTGAATGTCACCGTATCCACGTCAACGCATTGGGTGAACTCGGTACCGGCCACGCCATCCCCGGGTTCCGCAACTCCTAAATACGCCACATCCAGCGCTAAACTTCTTTCCATATCACTAATCTAATTCTGTTATAACCTCTAATCTAATATTCGTACAATCGAAGCCATCCTTGGCCTCGCCCATAGGCTCAGACCAGACGATCCGAGATTTCCAATACATCCCCAACGGCGGCTTGATATCCCGCAACACGAACCTCACGCCTCGTACGGTCTCTATCATCAACTGTCGATCCGATACGCCTTTCGAGGGTCTCTTGACGAAGATATTGATATTTATCGATCCCTTGTTGACATAATCTTTCCCATTCAAGGCCAGAGAGCGGATCGTGATATGATTTCTTTTCTCGCCATCGCCGGATTGATCCTTATACAGGATAAAGCCCATACTCGCCGGCTCAACCGCATTATATACGATATCCACTATATCAAACTGATCTGCCATGTTCAATATCCTTTCTCAGCGAGTTTATCAAATAACGTTCGACTCTGTTTCTTGATCCAATCCTCGGCATGTTCCGTGGCGACAGAGATAACATCCAGATTTTCGATTGCTTCCACATACTTGGCATAAGGCATAGCGGCTACACCAATCAATACCCAGCCCCTTTTATAAAGAGGGATCAGCTCGGAAACCAAACGTTTCGCTTCCCTGATACCGGTCTGTTTATCCGTTCCTTCCGTGGATTGCTCATAGTTCTCGGTCAATATATCGCCATCCTTAACGATCACATAGCCGATTGAACTACGAAGATTGCCGGTATGATTCTGATAGTTCCCTTTTTTTCGAGCGATCTTCACGAACTCTTCCCCGGCACGTTGCAATAACTTGTATATCCGCTCTTCCGCCCGATCCACATAGTAATCGAACCAACGCCCTACTTCCCTATCACTCCACATTGGAGTCAAACCACCTTTCCTTGCCATAAACTACACATAGATTACAGAGTGAGTCTGAAACGGTTCCCAGCTAATGATATCCACATCGAGAGCGATACTGTCAATCCGGATATGCTTCGCGTTTTCCACAGGACGGGCTTTGGTCGAAAACTCACCATGCACGATGAACTCTCTTCCATCGACGTTCCGCTTCAACTGCTGTCCACTATTGGACGGGTAGTATTGCCCAGTGACCTCTATTTCCGTCGGTTTACCGGCAACCAATTCCCCTTTGACCAATTGACAGGTTTGAATCGTCACTATCGCAGTATGTGAATATCGCTTTACCATCTGTTTCTCGCCCTTCCTTTGGGTACCTCGATCTTATTGCCTATCAATTCCGCTTTCTCCGGTTCTCCTCCCTCCCGGTATAGTCGTTTCGCCGTAGCGTCATACCATGCACGGGGATACGTGATAGAGAGCTTGTTTTCCGTGAAGTCCGGCAGACCGCCAACCATGGAATAAAGGTCGGCGGCCACCAGCTTTTGTTTTTGGATATCGATCGTCTTACTATCTTCTGTACCTTCAAAACCGCGTCCCGGCAAAACGACGTTATCCAAAAAATCTTCACAGTCAGCCAGACCGGGATAAGCGAGTATCGTATCTCGAATCGTCTTAGCCATGATTGTTATTCTCCGTTTTCAGTATCCTGAATCGTTTGATCCTCCGGTTCGATGGTTTCACCCAAGAATGTCGCCGGGATATCATCCGTACCCTCGGTATCCTCGGAAGCGTTCCAATCCTTCCCATCCACTTTCATGATGAACATGGCATCCGGATCATTCACGACAGGAATAGCGTTCGCTTCCGCTTTCGTCCATTCCTTGAACGGTTCCAGCTCAGACCATTTGGTTACCAAGATCCAATCCTGCTTAACCATGAGAGCGATTTTCTGCAAGGTAGCGGAAGACTCGGCGGCGATCGGCCCATGCTGAATGTCACCCACCTTCAAATCCTCCAAGAAGCATACACGCTTACGCTCCCAAGGATTGATCGTCTTACGACGATGGGCACGATCCTCGATACGGACAGCCGGGTTCACGGTAATGATCTTCACAGGGATCTCCTGCTCGGCCAGATACTCGTTGATGAGATTCTTTGTCACCAATATCTTGGAGGACGAATTAACCCATGCCTTTAACGTGTCGAACGTAGATTTCTGTTTCTTTAGCAAAGAGAAATCAGCCACATGCATTACAACGTAACGGATCGTCACCCCTTCGGCAGAAGCGGCCACAACCGTATCCTCAATATCCTGCAATCCATTGGCCGTTGTAGCGTTACTCCAGTCCGTAGTAGATTTACGCTGGTTCTTCTTCGGCATACCGCAACCGACAAACTCAGCCGTAACGACACCGCCATTGTTCTTTGCCGACAAATGGAAACCCGCACGGCTCATGAGCTGCATACACCACCATTCGAAACGGGCACGAACGGAGTTATACACGAAATCCTGATCCTTGAAAGCCAGATTCAACAATGCCAACTGGTCCGCATCACCTTGCGCGTCACGTTCCAATTGCTTATACTCGTTGTAATCGCTCTCGTTCATGCCACGCTTGACGGCTGTCTTCGGGATATCGCCGGACAGCTTGCTGATCACCTCACGGGTCTTCTGCGGTGCGGAAGCGTCGAAAGAGATCACGTCTGCCATTACCGGAGCGCCTTTCTCACCGGTCAGAGTCTCCCACTTCAACGAGGTCTTTCTTTTCACCCCGAAGAAGTTCGGGAAGACAACCGGTTTCACATGACGGGTATTCAAACGGGCCGCCATGTTCTTTTTATTCACTTGCTTAATTAAACTTCTTTCCATATATCTGATTTTAATGGATTACACAAAACGGATAAACGACATTAATGCCTTCAAGCCCTTATCTACCGGGAACGGCATACAGGATTCGTTTACCGTACCTCTTACCAGTAACCCGGACTGCTGGTTGGCTACAGTCAAGTCGACTTTATTCATCGTGACAACCAATTCGCCATCATAAGGCAACTTGGCGGCTTTCGCTGCCTGTTTGTCTTTAGCCTGAACCAATACCTGACCTTTTGCGGCAGCACCGATAGTCGCTTCCAACGTGATCGTATCAAACTCCGCATTACTCTTATCAATAGCCGTGATCTTATCGGACGCGCCTGTCAAAGCTCCACCAATCGTCACGAAGTCACCCACACCAAACAGATGGTTCTTGGCTACCTTATACGCTGTCGCATCGGCAGCGGCCGCTTCTGAAACCAACGCTGTTTTCAACACATGATACAATCCCGTTTCCGGATCTTTCACCACGATCACGATCGGAGGAAGCTCGTCCAACGACTTGCCATTGAACAAAGCGTTCCGCAAATCCCGGCGGTCAATCGTCCCACCGCCGATCACATCCTCAATAATCTTTTCAATTCCGGGAGGATACTGGAATTCTCTTTCTCTTTTTCTGTACATAACGTTACACTTTTCTTGGATTATTCAATACCCAGGTTCACCACACCGGGATTATTCGCACTCTTGTCGGCATCCTGATCCATCAGCTTCGCCCAATCCGCCTCGGAACGCTCCGGAAGATTCACGGAACCGGGAGCGTAATCACCACGGGCCACGGCATCATCGATCGCCTTTTGCTGGATTCCGGTAAACTCTTCGGAAAGCGCCTTGATTTGATCCTCGATAGAGGTTTCCGAAGCCAAGTCCACACGTCCCAGCCAGTTATCCGGAAGACCAGCATCTTTCAACTGCTTACGGACTGTTTCTTTCTTAGCCTCGTTTGCCGAGTTGGTAATGGAATCGCCCACCTTCTTAGCCATATCATCGACGCTCTTCCTCATACTTTCCAGATAAGCTTTCAGTTCCGGGCTAAGATCCTTCAACAGCTCTTCTTCCGTTTTCTTGTTCTTATCCGGATCTTCTACCGGTTTACCATCCTTCAACCCATGCTTAGCTTCATAAGCGGCGACAGCGGCCGTTTCAGCCGTAGTCTTAGCTTCATTCTCCGCTTCTTGGATTGCCGGAAGAATATTATCCTTGAACAGGTCCACGAAAGCCTCCATCCCCTCGGCTTTCTCAATCTTGAACGTTTTCTGAATACGTTCCGCATACTTCTCCGGCACGCCTTTTGTCTTACATGCCGCCTTGATTAAATCTAAAATTGTCATAAGCGTTTTCTGTTTAAAATATAAGGGAGAGAAAGAAAATTCCGGGTATAAAAAAAGCCCACCGGACAACCGGCAGGCTTCATTTCAATTATTCCTATAAGAATCTATCTTGTCAAATCATGTGATTGGATCTAAGCCATTGTTTGCCAGAAGGCGTAAGGCAATAGATCAAAAATGCGGCACAAGGTATGCCTATCACGGCGAATCCAATTATAGCTCCCATTACTTATCCTCCTTTTTCTTATTCGTTAATACCAATCCTGCTATTAAGGCTAAAATAGAAGACGTAAAGCCTAGGCCATAAATCAGCCACTTATTATCTTCCATATCCTTGAATAAAGACGCTACCACTACACCTGTAAAGATATATTTCGAGACATCAATCAAATAGTTTCCTAATTTCTCTTTCCACATAACGCAAAAATAGCACAACAAGATGAAAACGCAAAGGTATTTCTATTTTTTCTTGTGGGATTCAGAATTAGTGCTCATCTTTGTGGTGTCTATCATATTTAACTAACGGATGCGGGTAAAATTCGCTCGCATAAACAAAACCGAGCATATTTTATGCCCGTACATTAATTGTATAATAATATTAGGTATTTGTGTACCCCTGTGTGGAACCGTAATAGAACCACAGCATCCGTTGGAATGTGATAGACAGCAGGAAAGGCACAAATACCTTTTTAATTATATTTATTATGTCTATCAATTCCAACAAATCCAATGCCGCCAACAATAGTAACGGCAAAAGGACGGCCCAACCCTCCGAAATGGGCAAGTACTCCACTCCAGAACTGCAAGCCGCTTTCAATTCCGGTCGAGAGATAGGAAGAACCGAAGGAATGCTATACTACATCAAACATGCTTCCGAAAATATGCAAAAGGAAGCAGAGAAGCTAAGTGCAAAATTACAAATGCAAAGAGCGAAAGTATAGAAGGTGTCATCAACTGCCACAGGAAAAAGTTTTTCTGATTTATATATTATCTCAGAAAGACGTTACGTGGCAGTTACGTCAGTAGGAAATTTAGAGGGCATCGGGTGTATTCTGTAAACTGCCACTTTACTACAGAATCCCCTTTGCCCTCGCCTTTTTTCGGAAATATGAAAAATTCATCATTTAACGCAAAAGAAATTGCAAAAGTAAACAATGTGGCTATCATGGCAAGTAATGATCCAAGACAACTAGTTCCTATCAAACCTATTTGTGATGCTCTTGGCATAGATGCCAAAGCTCAACGTAATAGAATTGATCGTGATGAAATATTAAATTCAACCGGGGTCATCATGACCTCGGTTGCAGCAGACGGGAAAGAACGTGAGATGTATTGTATTCCCCTTCGATATGTCTTTGGTTGGTTATTTTCAATCGACACAAACCGTGTTGATGAAGAAGCAAGACCCTCAGTCATTAAGTACAAAATGCAGTGCTACGATGTATTATATGATCATTTCTCCTCTTACGCCAGCTTCGTCAACCAGAAACAGAAACGACAGGCTGAGGATTGGGCACGTATTCAGATCTTGAAGAAAGAATTCCATGAAGCCAAAAATAAGCTAGCCAAAGCCACAAAACAAATGAATATGACCGTGGACTACTCATTTGAGCAATGGAAGGCTAACGGGAAACAGCTTATTCTTGACTTTGACGATTAAAATTCCTAAATCGTTAGACAATTAGGAGATTATTTATATTTTTGCAAAAAGAGTAGTCTGATAGATTCAGCCGTGGATTGTAGTTCCACGTGTGATGGTCTATCGGGCTACTTCTTTTTTATACCAGTCAAAACCTTATCACTATCCGATATACTATAAAGGACCGCTTTTCCTGTTATATCTTCTCTTACAATAATCCAACTTTTCTCACCTTTCAAGTCAATTTCAAAGACATGAGAATATTTGATCATAGGATTATCCTTGTGGTATTCGGTATACCCCTTGTAATCCGAACCGGCGAATACCGCTCCTATATTTTTAATCAATTCGTTTTTCTCTTTCTTGAACTTATGAGGCTGATTCAAGAACTCTTTAATAGACTTTCCTGTCATTTTAACTTGTATCGGAAAATCTTTATGAGAGAATGAGCTATTTAACAAAGACTGTTTAGCCCAATTTTGTAGTTCTTTTGCCCTATCTTTTGAATATTGAATTGAAATACTATCTTTTTCTACTTTTCTATCACTAAGCAACCATTCCGCGAACTCCTCATGATCCATCATAATCGGCGTAGATATGCAAATACAAAACGGATGCCATCCTGTAAACTTGAAATCTTTCGAATATTGCCCCGCCTTTGCATCACACACAGGACACAGGCCATGATTCGATGGTGAACGTTCCACCTCTATACCGGTCACGAAGTCCATATTCTGCCAACGCTCGTAGTCGGCAGTACGAAACGCTTTATTTGTTTCCGTCGCAGCCAAGCGAAGAGCATTTTTATAAGACGAGCGATAAACACCCTGCCCCGGATGATAATCTTTCATCGGCTGGGATGGGACCAATTTGCCATTCGCGTCCCTTACACGGCGGAAACGACGGTTGGGTTCGTTTAGTAATTGCCGTATATCTTGGCTGATCAACGCTGCCGGACGACCAGAGGACAAACCCGAAGAAAGATAATGTTCCAGATTATCCATAGCTCCGTCCGTTATATCCCAGACACGGGAGGATATGGTTTTACCAAATTCATCCTTACGTTTCAACAGGGTATTCAGCGCATCTGCACTTCTGGAAAACATCTTATCCTTCAACGTACTGGATATGGCCATATCCTTGATATAACCTGTTACCAGTTCATCCGCTTTCCTATTGCCTAAATTCCAGACATCGGTAACCGTATTGGATATATTGCTTACGAGCTGCGTATGCAGGTCATCCAACAGACGTTCGATTTGCTTCTCTATGGTAGCGTTGCCTATCCATACACGGTCACCTCCATAATCCGACCATTTAGCCAGAAGAGGTCCTATCCTACGGACAAACTCGTCAAACGAATACTTTATGCTACCTTGTTGCCGGAACAGACATTGCAGGAATTGTCGCTCATGAAATGATAGTTCTTTCATTCTCCATATCCCATTGTTAAGCCGATCATATTATTGCGTTGCGCTGCTGTATCTTCCTCTTCCTCCATCAGCTTCATTTCTTCGTCCAAGTCTTCTGTTAGCGGAGAATGAGCCGTAACCGTGCGCTGAGCGTTAATCGGTTTGCCTCCATTGGCAACAGAGAGTGTTTGCAAGGTTTCAGCTAAATCTTCCGGCAAAATGGAACCAAATTCCACATCGATCAGGTTGTTCACCAATTGAGGACGGTACTTGATGTTGGTAATATTGCATATCCCAGCCAACACGACCGACACGCAACGCTGAACCACCGGACCGAATGTTTCCATGTTCTCACTCGCCTTGATAGTTGCATCCATCAGCATGAATTTACGAGCGACACCGGACAGGTTGCCAATGCCTTTCAAGTTATCAAAAGAAAGATCCGGCGTAGATGTACCAGCAAATTGTTCGTTTTTCGTTTCTTCCAATTCTTTGTCCACAGATGGCTGGGAACCGGTCCACGTCAGATAGTCCGCATCTCCATGATACTCCTTGCCGGACACTTCATCGACTGTGATTGGGAAGTTGATATCTTTCCCGGTTGTTTCCTTAGAGGGTAAATCCGAATTGCCATACGTTTTCAAGATCGGTTCCGCAAAGTAGTCGTTCGTATCAGCCATACGGGACAAACGCATTTCCCGTGCATCCATAATGCCGGCTACTTCGTCCCATTCAGGTTGGAATACATCGGCATACACAACCGGAATCTTCCCAAATAGATTGGGAACCTCTTTTATCGCCCAGCCACCCATTTCATCGATAGCCGTAATAATCTTATCCGCCATCCAAATCGTGCAGCTGTTCCGGATCATACCATTAGAGTTCACTTGGTAACGATGGATAAAGGCATCCATATCATCGTTATCGTCGAAATGGGGATAAAATTCAGAGAAAGTATTTTCATTACGGGGAACAGAAAGTGTTTTTACTTTTAACTCCGTAATCAATTTGCCGTCTAATCCTTTGAAAGTACACGGATAGAATACAAGAGCAGCCTTACTTTCAGAAAGCACCTTACGGGCGAACGACTTCAAGACGGATTGCATTCTCAATCGGCGTTCCCATACACGTTTGAACTCTTGGAAACCATCGTTCTGATCTGTTCCCGTAATCGTCATTTGCCCGCCAAACAAGAAGGCGACAGAGGTACGCACCACCTTTTTCGGGAAGTTGGTAACGATACGTGCCACATCGACAATCTTGTCTTCCAATCGTAACGGTGCCCCATTCTTATCCTTCAATGTCTCCGAATAAACCGCCAGTCGTTTCGGTTCACGCCAGCCGACAGAGGTTTTACGTCGCCGGCGCTCACCGTGGTATTCTCTGTAATATTCTCTTGGTTCCCGGTATTCAATCGTATCGACACATAACGTACTGACTACCTGTCCGAAGTCTTCATTCGCAAGGATTTCGCTTATACTTGGCATAATTGTTTTATGCTAAAATATAAAAGCAAATGTTTTTTCGCTGTCAATACGGCCAGTCTAAACAAGTTCACTTTGAAATATAAAAACCGAGAACACATATCAAAACGCAAGTATGTGGCAGAAAAATATCGGGATTTTATCTAACACGTGTCACAAATATCGAAAAAACACTTTCATTTTACCACTTATCGTCCTCTTGCTACCCGACGTACAGAGTTAGCCTTGCACAACCCAATAAACTCTACATTCTCGGCAAGGATCGTCATACCATCCGGCGCATCATCATGCTTGTTACCACCCTCTTTCTTATAGCTGGTCAAAGCTTTCATAAACCGGTCGTAATCCGAACCTTTCTTATACTCGCTTTCTTCCAAGAAATAACAATGCTTCTTAATCCAACCAGACTTCAACAAGATACGTGTATCCTTATTGGCCATTGTAGGTTTCGCTTGAATGATACATTTCTCGTTCTTTGCCTTTACAGCCTTACGGACATTCAGGGCAAACAGACGGCCACCGTTATTACTCTCGATGCGCATATTATCGCAACGGGTATCAAGGATTAGAGAAACCAATTTCGGTTCAGTAATCTCGACATTGTCTTTTGTAAACAGCACATCGGTAATAAAATACTTCGTACCGAATACTTTGGCAATAGGCGCACAGAAATCATCGTCTCCTTCGTCTGCCACATCGGTAGCACCGATAACACCATCCGGTTGCTTACCTTCGATATCTGCCAGCTTGAAGCGGTTCAATTCCGATTTTGGGAACAACAACCCAATAGCCTCGATCGGTTCCTGCATATACTCGGCACACCAGATGGAATCGTCCGTTTCCTCCCGCAATTCGTGATAATACTCCGTTGTATGCACATCCTCACAGAAAGAACAATCGTTCTCATCCAATGCGGCGATACGGATAATCTCGTCATACTTCCCCATTTCCTCCATACGACCAAGAACGTCCGTAGCCGACCAGCGGGTACCGATGTCGATCGAGCAACAATTCCCTTCGATACGGGAATCATGCGTTCCCTGCTTCCACGACCAGACCTTTTCGTTATTGGTGTCAGATAGTGCATCCTCCAAACTCTTATACAAGTCGTCGGTCATAGCCAACATAGAAGCACCGAAGCCGATCACCGTACCGCCTACACCAGCCCCGAAGTAACTCACCTGCCGGGCAGCTTCCAAGCTCCAGCCATGCACGTTCTGTTTATCACCACGCAATTGTATATCTGGGAAGATTTCCTTAAACCGGGAAGAACGGACGATGTCGTGCGTGTCGTAAGACAGCTTGTTATACAGCGTATCGGAACAGCAGTTGCGCATGACCGATTCTTCCGGAAAATGGCCGAGCATCCACGATATGAACAAAGACGAGATGTAAGATTTTCCCGCACGTGGAGGCATAGAAACAGCCAACCGGCGAATAACACCCGACACATACGATTCATATACACGAGTGAAAGCATCAGCCACCTTCTTCAAGAACAGACGCTTAGCGAAGAGCTTGGGGTCATGATATAAACAGTAGGCCCAGAAATCATTCCGAGCCTCCCGCTTACGCAATATGGTAGCTGCCTTTGCTTGCCTGATTAATATGTCTCTTTTACTCCTTTTCGCCACGGATAATTGCTTCTAATTCTTCATCCGACATCGATTCCAATTCATCACCCAGCTTAACAAGGTTCTCGACCTCTTTCTTATCACGCCACTTAGCCGGCTGCCGGTTCTTCAACCAAAAAATAGCGGCTGTCGTATCCGGAGGATAATGCTCGATATACTCTACTTTATCCGTAATCCGGCCCTCATTGGTAGCGAACTTCGTAGCCTTGGCATCGTAGCCAATCGCACGGCTGTAAAGTCTCGAAGCGACATTCGCATCCGCCACAGCCTTTCCCTTTTTTAAGGACTCAAGAAATTGAGGAAACTTCTTTTTCCAGCTGTTCAACGTTTGTTCTGAGACAGAGAAGAACTCAGCGATCTCTTTATCCGTTGCACCTAACAGACAAAGTTTTAGAGCCTGTTCCGCATACTCTTCTCTATATTCAGATTTACGCCCCCTACTTTTCTTTTTTACTTCATTCTTCTCTGTCATAATTAACCAAAACTAACGAATCGGGACAATTCTGCCCTCAATTCAGGTAAACTTCCATTATCAAAATAGAAAGAAGAACGCATTTTACCTTCTTTCTTTACACCACGCATCGACTTACACAAGTGTTCCCCTTCCAATACGATACCCATTGCTAAAGGCGGATATTCCGAACCTAACGCTTCTTGGAGCATCACGATGATATCTTTCGCTAATCGCTCTTGTACCTGTAACCGTGCCGCACAATAATCAACGACACGACCAACTTTCGATATGCCCAGTATCTTACCTTTGGGATTAGGAATATAAGCAAACCAATACTTCCCAAAGAAAGGCATCATATGATGTTCACACATTGAATAAAATCCACCTGAATCCGCGATAACACTATCACAAGAAAGGCCATCCACGCCATTTGGGAAGACCGTTATTTTAGGCACTTGTGACAGATCATATCCACGAAAGATCTCTCCCCACATTCTTATGATACGATCCGGCGTTCCCCTCAATCCCTCCCTGCAAGGATCCTCGCCTATAAAAGAAAGGATCGTTCTTATCGCACATTCAATATCTTGTGTGTTTGTAAGCTTAACTTCCATTTCGGATACTCTTTAATATAGTTAATAACTTCCTTCGTATTCCGGCCGGAACAAGGCTGCAAATAATATACTCCCGCTGAATATTTATCATATTGCGACATATCCTGTCCGGTATAGACTACCTTCAGTTCATTCGGGTTGATCACGACTGTTTTACCGCCCTCTTTTGGGGAACACGTAATCCAGTCTATATTTACAGGTGGAACTAAAGTTCCATTTGTCTCAATCTGAACAAATCGGCCAGTGGCCTTGATCTTATCAACCAAATCATATGTAACCTGCATACAAGGCTCTCCGCCTGTCAATACGACATGCAAAGCCGGATAACGCCTTATTTCCGCAATAATCTCATCATCACTTAACATCTTGCCTTCTTTGTGTTCCGTATCACAGAACGGGCACCTCAAGTTACATCCAGAGAAGCGAACAAAAACAGCTGGCGTACCAGTAAAGTAGCCTTCACCTTGAATGCTGTAAAAAATCTCATTTATCTTCTTCATACCACGCTATATTATTCTCTGATTCCTGAACCATCACCTTAAAACATTGAGGTATCTGGTCACAGATCCACTTCGCTATATTTTCCGCTGTCGGATTAAACGATAATACCTCATTCAAGTTCTTATGATCTAGTTTCTCCTGGATCATTCGCTTGACATGGGCAAAGTCGACAACCATACCATCTGGATTCAACTGTTTAGACCTGCACCAAACGATTACGATCCAGTTATGCCCATGCAAGTTCTCACACTTACTCGCATAAGAGAGACTCAGACGATGAGACGCCGATATCTCTAGACGCTTCCTTACTGTATACATACGATTTTTATCGATAAAGAGTTAATACCTGTCTTATCTCTTCCTCCTCCCGTTTCCGGCCATACTCGCCAGATTCGATCAAAGGAAGTATTTCATGTTTTATATAAGATATATTCCTGCCGATTACATCCATGGAAAACGGATATCCGTTCAACGCAAAAGCAATAAATTTACGGAAACACGGTTTACAGTTCCAACATTCGTGCCCATCAACAGGAGCATAACAACTGAACGATGAACTAAACGCTTCACTAATATTACCTCCTTGAGCTATATATTGCTTCAACAACTCAGTCTTGGTATATGCTTTATAGTCCAAGTTTATCTTGATCGTTCGTTTTTCTGTCCAATGTTGTTTTTGGTAGAGATAGCCGAGTAAGTCCTCATACAACTCGGCAAATACAGGCGATTTATCAAGAACACGGTCACCCGCTGTCGCTCCCAAACAGATTTCATCGCCATAGTTCGTCGCAATACCGATCAAATACATATTCCTGAGAGGGATAATCTTATCTTCACGTTCCCACTTTGATAAATCCAACCTCTCAATGATGGTATCATCCGGAAGACGCTTCATTTCCTCTTTTGAATAACGGGTATTCATATCGACATAAAGCCTTATATCCGGTTTCCAGAGTTTGTCTATCAACCAACTATCCATACCTCCTGAATACAGAAGGACTTTCTTGTTATAAGTATCGTTCCGCATACCTTTGAAATTTTATCCACTCATTAAAATTGTGTCTATTCGATAAATCATGATTCTTAGCCCTCATCCCTTGGGGAGGATTACGATATATCATTTGCTTGCCATTGAAGAAATAAATCTGCCCAAATCTGGAACCGGACAACCAAGTCGTACTATCAACGCTATCAAACTTCAAAAAAGGAAGAAATATCGTATCTGTAAATCCAAGCCCATGAATACGGGTACCGACAGAGTGAGCTTGATCGATAAACCATTTTAATATCATGGGATTACCTCTTATCCGCCTACCCTCTTCCATCGCAGAGGTCGTACCGATCGCAACATAGGGATAATCTTCACACATCCGAATAAAATAATCCTTCCCCCGGCTTGCATGCCAAACAGGAATAGGCCGCCGCCCTGTACGATCTTCCAAATATTTACGGTAATACTCGACCTTCTCCAGCCCTACAACAACATCTATATCCAGCTCAAAGAAGCGTTGAATGTTATTTTTCAGAACAAAGTCAGCATATTTCTTGACATAGCCATCCCAATCAAAACTGTTATTCTTTCCGGAAAAGGCTGAAAACGCACCGCTATCAAGAATATGTTTCTCTTGACAGACATAACCACCATAATGTCCCGATTTATGCTCCCAAAAAGAACTTAAGAGATAGATATCTTTCGTGTCAAGGTTCCATCGTTTGGCACAAGGTTTATAACCGGCAAGATATAAGATCATAGCTCTATTTCCTTTCCGCAATGAGGGCAAACCATCGTCTTTCTCTTATTCTCCACCTTATCTGCTCCCTCAAAAAAACGATCCACATCAGTTGGTATATCATCAAATGGAAGCTCCAACTCCCAATCACCAAGCTCATCGATGTCGAAATCTTCAACTACGGCTGCAAAATCGAACATAGAAGTGTCCGATGTATGGTTATCAGCCAAAGCCAAAAGCTTTCTTTTTTCATCCTCTGTAGACAAATCCGTTCTTCTGATCGCTATCAATTCATTTCCATCAGACTCAACAATTCGGACTTTCAACCCCAGTTCTAAAGCCTGCTCATAAACGCCATTCCCGGCAATAATAACATCGTTCTTATCCAGAAGAATAGAACGACCCGTTCCACAGTCCTCCAGGCTCTTTTTAATAAGCCGTTTATTCTTATCTGTGTGGATGCGATAATTCCGGGGGTCATACTTCAATTCTGTCATAACTTTTATTCTAAAATACAGGGGTAATCAATTAACACAAATACAGTTGCAGTTCCCGGATAGCCTGTTCCACGCTCCGAACAATCACATACTTACTACCTGCCATTTCAACTTGGCGTTGGTATTCTTTTTGATCGGGAGATTGTTTTCCCGTCGATGTCTTGAACTCCAAACAAAGGGAAGCATACCCCTTTTTCGGTATCTGAAGGATCACATCTGCTACACCTCGTTTAACTCCTTGGCGCTTCATATTAGCCGCTTCTATTTTATGCCGGCTACCACCGTTCGGGACTGCAAAAAGAAGTCGATCCGGCAAGTTCGGAAAAAACAAAGGTACTTTATTGAAGAACTCCGACTGAATCCGAGCTTCTTCGTTGTCATGATGTTGCTTTTGTTTTGAAGGGTTCTTTTTATCAGAGTAGCAATTATAACATATATGTCCTTCTTCTGTTTTGATCACAGATACAGTCCTTTTATTACAGATAATACAAGAATGTTCCTTTATGCTCATTTTTAACTAATATATATAAGAAGAGAAAGATGTTCCCCATTTTTTGAAAAAAACACCTTCCGTAATTTGTGTCGTACCAGCCATGCGCTTGAGCGATAGCGAAGACCTCCTGTTTTAGTTTGTTTAAATCCATTGATCTAATTGTCTTGTTTGTTTTTGTTTATTGTTGTAAATGGGGGACAGTTGGATCCTGCCCGTACGATGTTTTTCCCTGGGCCCAACCAAATTCAAATTTGGTTGGATGGGGTGATTGGGTGTTAGGAAAAAGAAGCCCCGGAATCCACTTCATGGGAACCGGGGCTTTTGGGGTTTGTTTTCGATTTGGGGCAGAGGGGGGATAAAAGCCTCTAATCATTCATGAGGATATTTTCACATACAACTCTTTAAACGAAGGTGTATTTGTAATAGCTTTTACTTGCATCGTCAAACGGTCAGGCTGTGTGCCGAAAAAGACCTCATTATGACCTTTCTTGATGTATCCTATTTTTTTATCTTCAAAATAGACCTCTACGGCCTTGGGGTCTTTGGGGTTGTCCGGCTCTGTTTTAAAGGTAAGGTAATCTCCTTCGTGCAGGGTATCCAGGTCGAACCCGTAATGTGTGATTGCTGCAATATCCGTGACGAACGACAATCCATTGTCCGGGATAAAAGAGGCCAGGAACTCGAAGCTGTCCGTCTGCATTTTCCCTTGCGTCATGGCCAACATATATAGGGTATCTTCCTTCAAGGATTGGTCCACCTCCCAAAACTCCAACAGCCATTTAGTGTCGGTCCGTTCAAAGTTGATGATACGTTTGGAGAACAAGTCCAACACGTTTTTCTCGTGTACCATTTGTTCTAACGCCAACCCCGGATAACCCCTAAACCCATATTGCCTGGCCCTCTCCACACCCTCTTTCAGATATTGGAATACCACACCGGAATCTTTTTCTTCCAGTATGCCTACCATGATTCTTGGTGAACCTTTCCCGACTCTCCACGAAAGGTATATTTTATCGAAACATCTGTTCATGACTATGTAGTATTTTGCTTATTCGCGAATCAATGTATTTAACTATAAAACGTTTTCTTTCTTCCGGTATTTTATGACCTGAAAAATTTTCCGGCACATCCTTGTCTATGTGGAAAACAAGATCTTGCAACATTTGTTTGTTGTAAAGTAATTTTACCCTTTCTAAAACCTGATGCACTATTTCATAATCATCCAAAGCAATGGTATTGACCAACTCTATATGATTCAAGTTCTCATTATTCCACCGAATATCAGGTTTCCCCTTTCCGATGAAATGATCCATCTTTTGTTCGTCAGCTAACAACTCGCAGACCTTTTCATCAGACAATTCCCTGGCTAGGCTGCTACCGCTATCATAGATAGTGGAAAAGGTGGTCTTTTGCCGGGTTATGATTTTCTTCAACGATTGGATTGTCATTTTGAACTTGACGAAAAACCGACAGAATACCATCCATTTGACAATCCAATTGGACCTCTCATAGTGTTCGCAAAACCTGTCGAACACTTCGAAATACTCTGATTTCTTTACGACAAGTGCCCAATTCTCCGAATGTCTGTCCGTATTTCCGATGATTGCGTCAAATATGATCATCTCAATCACATCCCTCTTCAAATTCTCCAGTTGTACATTTTTCAAAGCACCTATTATTCGTTGGTAAGAATGTGCCTTCTTGAAATTTTCACTAAAATCAGGATACTTTTGTACAATGTACCGGTATCCGTCATGGTGCTCTTCCTTATCTTCTTCGATAATAGATTTAGACAAACAGCCTATTTTATCATTAAAAGAAGCGACATCATAAATCAAGACATTGAACCCTAATGAACGTCCCAATTCGGAGGCTATGACTTCAGACCAAAACTCATATTTGTAATTCTTGAATCCTTTGTTTATGGATGTTTTGAAATAGTACTTCTTGTCATCGTCAGGAGAGATAGCGATAAACTTATCTCTGGTACCTCCTGTATGGACATGAACCTGAGTTTTCCAGTTTGATATATCAATATATTTTGCCATTCATTTCACTTTTTGCAAAAGTAATACTTTTATAATTGATAGTATCCTTTGTCTGAATATTTAAGGGTAATGCGCTCGCTTCGACAAATAAGGGAAAAAGAGTGGATATTTTTTTGTTGTAAGCTATTTCTCATACGATTTAAATTTTCATTAGAATCTTCATTTTTCTCCAATTAATATTCACACCTCACTACTGTCCAAAGAAATTTTCTCAGACATGATTTAAATTAGTTTATATTAATGCA